ACTCCAGTTACCGGAATCAAAGGTGTAAATGAAGATTCTTTCCGTCGTGGAAATGTAGTGCTTACGGCAAAAGATGTTGGCGCAGTGTCAACCGGGGGAGATACAGCAGAGAATACAGCAACTTTTACGAGTAGTGATGTGGCAGACGGATCAGCGTCAGCGTGGACGACTGTATCAAAATTATCAAGCGGCGAAAAACACTCTTCAATTTTTGCAAAGGTGTCACAGATGTTCAAGAATGTGCGGTATCTCTATAAAATGCTTGGAACGACAGACATTTCTAAGATTGGGAATGGTACTTGTACCGGGGCGATATCATCGTTAAACAGCGGTTTAGCAAATAAGTATTTTATTAAAATAATGAAAAGCGACTGGTCTGGAATTATGGGTTCGCTTATGCCAATGTTTAATATTAATAATGATAATATGATAGATCTCATTGCACACAACGAGCAGAATGATACTTATCCTGGCGTACGAGTTGCCCGTGCTAGTGCAGATTATGATGGTAATAACATTCCAGACACATATTTAAAAAAGTCAGATGCCAAAAATAATGTATCTGCCTTATCCAATACTGCAACAAATTATAATGACCAAACTCCTGTCGTGCAGTATTTCACTGTCCCGGATGATGGGTATTATCTTATTACAGGTCTTGTCACTTTCAGTTCAAACGCAAATGGGTTTCGTGAAGTTTTTATAACAAATACAACATCTAACTATGTCATGGGACGAGTCAGAGTTCCTGCGGTATCCGGCGGTGCATCAACTTTACAGGTAACGAGTGGTGGCACTTTCGGACCGGGACAGACTGGTACACTCAGTACTTATCAGAACTCAGGTTCAAATCTTAATGTGCAGGAATGGTTAAATATGGTAAAGATCGCACCTAAGCTGTAAAAAAACTGCATTAAAAATTAAATATAATAAAATCAAGAGCCTAAGAGCCGATTACATGACCATGTGTTGTGTAGCCGGCTCTTTTGCATAAAGCCTACGGGCAGAAAGGAAAATTATTCACTTAAAATTCATCACAGATAACTGGCAGATGCATAATTTTCAACCAGTAATTAATTTTTTAACAAAATTTAAACTAATCAATCGACATTCTGTGACAATAAGAAATTTACCTGTCGAAACTTGCGACCGAAATGGTTTGAATAATGGTGGAAAAATTTGTAAAATAAAATTGTCCGATAAGGGCACTTCAAGTTCTGGCTGAGGGGCGGGATAAGGCGTTTTCTTGTCCCTCAACTACAAACGAGTTTGTAATTTGTAGCAATTTGTCAAATGGGGTTGACGGTATCGAACATAAGTTCTATAATTTGTTTATCGCTATCAGAAGTGCGGAATGATTGGAGGAAATCAATATGGGGGAAAACGAAGTAAATGAGAACTACAAAAAAGAGCTAATAAAAAAAATATCTGAAATTGACGATACTTGGATTTTAAGTCAAATACTAAAGGCAGTAATAAATATAACAAAAGAGGGCAATTAGCCCTCTTTTGTTATTTCTAATACAATTTTTTCTAGGCATTCCCAATCTCTTTCATCGAGCTTTGCCAATGCTTCTATAAAGCGTTTCTTAAATTTTTTGTCTGGCAAATCCATCACTTTATTTGCAAAATCAAAAACTTCTTGATTTTTTGTTCTGGATTTTTCCATATTTCCTTTTCCGGTTCGAACCCATTCTTCATTTACCGAATACAAAGAGCAAAGAACCTTTAAGGACTGGTCTGATAAATTTCTTTGACCATTTTCTATTAAAGAAATGTAATTTCTTGATAATCCAAGTTCCTTGCCAAATTCTTCTTGGCTTTTCCCTAGTTTTTCACGTAAAAATTTTATACGTTCTTTCATTTTATCAAGCACCTCCTTCCTGCAAAAAATAATATATCACTAATTGCTAACAATGTCAACAAAAAGGTATTGACATTGATTACATTGTATGATATTGTATGCTTACAAAGTCAACAAGAAAGGAAGTGAACCAAATGAGCGAAAAGGAAAAAGACCTAATTGTTAGGATTTCAAAAGCAATTCCAAAACTTGATAAAGAGAAACAGAGCTACGTTCTCGGAGTCGCAGAGGGAATGATTTTAGCTAACGAACAGGCTTGCCCTAAAAATAATGAGAAAGGAGAAATGCAGTGAGAATTTTAAAAGAAATGCTCAACACGTTAAAGAGTATTGACGGTACACTAAAACGCATTGAGCAGTCCGTTTCAGAGGAGAAACAGCATGAAGTGATAAAAGAAGCTGTTTCTCATGCAATGGTTGGAGAAAGGTACGAACCTACTCCGAAAGATTTTTGACAGCAAAATCGTATGCCGCTTTTAAATACAGAACTTCTTCGGATGACATTTCTGTATTTCCGCAAAGTGGAGCTTCGCGTTTGTCAATTTCATATTCTGAAAGTTTTGAACTGGCATATGTGACAGCTAAGTCATGAATTGTCTTTTCAATCATTGTAGCACCTCCCTTATTTGATGATAAGGGAATTATAACACGGAAAGGAGTTGGAGGAAACGGAAGAGTTAAAACAAGCAAAAATGCAGACGCCGATTGAGATTGCACTTGGTGTCGATGAAAATGGAATGACCACCGCAAAGAAGTTGTATGAGTTCTTGGAAATGGATAAAAGCCATTATTCCAGATGGGCGAAAGCGAATATTGTAGACAATGAATTTGCTACTGAAAATGAGGATTATTTTTACTCGCCATCAATGGCGAATGAAAGTAGCAGAGGAAATTTTGCTGATGATTACAAACTCACAGCACATTTCGCAAAGAAACTTTCCATGAAAGGAAACGGAGAGAAAGCAGAAGAAGCGCGTGAGTATTTTACGCATTTGGAAGAGCGCATGAAACAGAAGGTAATTGACCTCAACCAATTATCACCGGAGTTGCAGATGTTCCAGAAGATTTTCAATTCTGTAGCAGAACAGCAGTTAGAACAGAAACGGCAGGCGGAACAACTGAACCATGTGGAACAGAGAGTTGAGAGTATTCGGGAAGTGGTTGCACTTGATACAACATCATGGCGTGATGATACTGGAAATATTTTAAGAAAAATCAGCATGGAACTTGGTGGCGGACAGGCATACAGCCAAGTAAGAGCCGAAAGCTACGAACTGTTGTCAAAGCGAATGGGTGTAAATCTGAAACAGCGGCTGACTAATAAGCGCAGGCGCATGGCTGACGAGGGTATCTGTAAATCAACCAGAGACAAATTATCCTATGTGGATATTATTGCAGAGGATAAGAAGTTGATCGAGGGATATACAGCTATTGTGAAGGAAATGGCAATCAGATACGGAGTTGGAAAGGATTAACAGGAGGTATTCATGGATAGACAAATGAACATTGCTTTAAGAAAGACATTAGATCAGATCGGCGTAAAACATAGCCTTAAGGGTTACGGTTACATAATAAGTGCGGTTGAGAAATGTCTTGAAAACAGAAGTAAACTTATCAGCATTATTAAAGGACTCTATACTGAAATCGCAGAAGAAAACAGCGATACAGTCTGGAGAGTAGAAAGATCAATCCGGCACGCAATTGAAGTTACATGGACAAATGGCAATACAAATGCAATCAACAAAATTTTTGGTTACACGGTTTCAGTGGAAAAAGGAAAGCCGACAAATTCAGAGTTTATCGCATTAATAACAGATTTTGTTTCCTTGTATGGTGATGAGATTGCCAATGGTTCCTATAAGTGGTAGGAGTGATGTGTCTATGAAGAAGTTTGCAAAGGTAATTGAAATGATCGGCACCGTTGTTTTTCTGTTTTGCATCTGCATTGATGCAACGGAGTATCCGGTCACTGCTATACCTGTATTGATTGGATTACTTCTTATTTATATAGGAACAAAAATAGATGGGGAGTGGCAGGAGTATACAGAAGAGATTGTAGATTACGATTACAGAAGTGAGTCTGATGACGATGACGGTATTACCTATATCACATTTGACACTGATTACAGCAAAGAAAAGGAATCATCCGAACCGACCAAAGCTGAATGATTCCCAATCAAAGCAATAGCATAAGCTATTTGCGCCTATTTTAGCATAAGAAAAGGAGAAATTCAAATATGAGAGCAGAAAACAATAAAGTGGAATTTACAGGAACGATTATCACAGAGCCGGAATTTAACCATGAGGTGTTTGGAGAGGGATTTTATAATATGCACCTCAAAGTGGATAGATTAAGTGGGACGGCTGATATTATCCCATTAATTATTTCAGAGAGATTAATCAATCTGAATGATAAATACACGGGCACTGCCGTTAATGTTTCCGGTGTGTATAGTTCTTATAACAAACATGAGGAAAAGAGAAATCGTCTGTTATTATATGTATTCGTCTGTGAAATTGAAAAAGCGAATACGGGAGAGCATACAGATTTGAACAAAATCCAGCTTGACGGATATGTATGCAAAGAACCGATTTACAGGAAAACTCCGCTTGGAAGAGAAATTGCAGATTTATTAATCGCAGTCAATCGTTCCTACGGAAAATCAGATTATATCCCATGTGTTGTTTGGGGTAGAAATGCAAGATTTGTTGGTCAGTTGGAAGTAGGAACTCATATTGAGATCAATGGACGCATTCAGAGCCGCGGATATATTAAGAAATATGAAGATGGAACAGAAGAACAGAGAACAGCATACGAGGTGTCTGTAAGCAAAATCAATGTATTAGAGGAGGAAAATTAAGATGGCAGAAAATACCGTTACAATTTCCGTTGAAGAATATGCAGATCTGGTTGCATGCAGGACGAAAGTTCATACAGCATGTGCCATTATTGCAAATGAGCACCAAAGAGACATTGAGCTGATGGGGAAAAAGGGAACAACTATTAATTCAAAAATTATAGAGTCAGCTCTTGGATATATTGACGATGAAGCATGCTTTGAAGAGGCACTTAAAAAATATAAAGAGTGGAAGGAGAAGGAAAATGAAACTGAAAATTAGATCATTACATATGGAGAATTTCAAGGGAATTAAGAGCCTTGATGTGAATTTCTCTAATAAGACAAGTATTAAAGGACAGAACGCCGCAGGAAAGACAACAATCTTCGATGCGTTTACATGGCTGCTTTTCAATAAAAACAGTGCCGGAGAGGAAAAGTTTAATGTTCGACCATTAGATAAGGACGGAAACCGCATTGATAATGTAGAAATTAAGGTTGTGGGAGTTATTGACGTTGATGGGAAAGAAGTGGAACTTTCAAAGGTTCAGAAGCAGAATTGGGTTAAGAAACGTGGTACTGATACTGTTGCATTGCAGGGAAATGTCAATTCATTTGAGATTGACGGTTATCCAAAAAGTGAAGCTGATTTCAAAGAATATATTTCCAGTCTGGCACAGAGCGAGGATATGTTCAAGATGCTGGCCAATCCGCAGTATTTCTCTTCCATGAAATGGAAAGAGCAGCGGGATATTCTGATGCGCCTTGTAACGGATGTATCGGATGTTGAACTGGCGCAGACAGATGCTAAGTATGCCCAATTACTCGGCGAGTTGGAGAAAGCACCGTCCACGGATGATATTCGTGCAAAATTTCAGAAAGCTCTTACAGAGTGGAAAAAGAAACAGTCAGAGATTCCGGTACGTATTGATGAAGCCGAGAAATCCAAGGTTGATGTTGACGTGGCAGAGCAGGAACTTGCAAAGGTAGATCTGGTAAGAAGAATCGCTGAATGTGACAAGAAAATGGAGAATGCCGGTAGCACGTTAGGCGATTTGAGAAGCAAGGAAATGCAGTTGCAATTTGATATGTCCGGCATTATGCAGGTCATGAATGACGAACTTTCCGCAAAACGTAGAGGTCTTGACAGTGCCAAGGATGATGCAACACGAGAGTTCAATGACTTACATAATCAGATTCAGTCTGCGGAAAATCAGATCAAGGCAAATGAGAAGACAATTTCCGATACAGATGCAGAGCGGAAAAATCTTGGTGTTGAATACAATGCAGAATTTTCCAAGGCATTTGATGAAATGCCATATCTCTTTGACGAATCCAAGTGGAAATTTGATGAATCTACAACGGTTTGTTCCTTATGTGGTCAGAAGTTGCCGCAGGATAAGATTGAGTCTCTTAAGGCTGATTTTGAGCAGAAAAAGGCAGATGCCAAGGCACGTGCCACCAAGCAGTTAGAGGATGCACGCAAAGCATTTGATGATGCAAAGGGCGCAAAACTTAAAGGTCTGATTGACAAGGGCAACGCTTGCAAGGCTGATATTGAGCGATTGACAAAGGAAAACGCCAAGTTGCAGGAAGACATTGTGGCACTCAAAGAGCAGGAATCCAAGGCACTTGCAAAGCAGAATGATTATGCAAAGCAGTTATCCGAGATCCCGGCAGAAGCTGATTATTCGCAGAATGAAGAGTATGTGAAGCTGAAAACAGAGCATGACAAGATTCTTGCTGATATTGCAAAGGTTGAATCCGAGGGCGCAGACAAGGTTGTTACTGATTTAAAAGCCGAGAAAGCCGATCTGCAGAGTCAGCTTGAAGAGGTGAACAAGGTTATTGCGCAGGCGGCTAACAATGTGGCGATTGATGATCGTATCGAAACGCTTCGTGACGAGCAGAAAGAAATCGGGCAGAAAGTTGCCGATCAGGAACAGATGCTTTATCTCTTGGAAGAGTTCATTCGTTTCAAGCTGGATAAGGTTTCAGAATCTATTAACAGCCATTTCAAGACCGTAAATTTCAAACTCTTTGAAATGCAGTTAAATGGCGGTATGAAAGATTGTTGTGAGTGTACTGTGAATGGCGTTCCGTATTCGGCTTTAAACAGTGGTCATAGAATCGTAGCCGGACTTGATATTATCCGTTCTCTTAGCGAGTTATACGGTGTAAGCGTACCGATTTTCGTAGATAACGCAGAATCACTGAATGAGTTCAATGTGCCGGATATGGATGCACAGTTAATTCTTTTGAGCGTAACAGAGGACAAGCAGCTGAAAGTTGAGGGTGTGTAAATGAAAGAAGAATTATTGAAAATAGCATCGGAAAGTTTATCTTCGGATGAAGTAAGTGAAATTGTCAAAGAAAAATTTATGAATGCATTGGGAGGAGCAATCGAAGATGCTTTTCGCTGGGGAGATGCAAAGCATGCCATTGAGGAAAAGGTAAAAGAAGTCATGGTTCCATACATTGAGAGTTATGATTTTTCAGAGTACCTTCCTAAACTTGATTCTGTTTTAACAGAGATTGTTAATTCGGATTTCTGTATTGGAAATAAAAAGATTTTGGAGAATTTTAAAGACCTTATGATGGAGCCGGAGCAGAAAGAAATCAAACTTACGGATTTGTTCAAGGCATGGATTAAACAATGTGAAAGGGATATTGACACAGAAGATTTAGACATTGATTACGATGATGGCGTTTCTTATCAATCCGTGGAATGTGAAATGCGGTTTGAGCTGGAAGATAAGCCATCATGGAGCAGTGTGCAAAGAGCAGTTATCACATTTGAAAATGAGCATGATGAAAAACTGAATGTTGAAATTCCTGTGTCAAAGTGGATATGGGATAACGGAAAAGAAGAACCATATACACTTTCTTCCTATAAGGATTTGACGATTTCGTCACTTAGAAACTTGAGTGAATTTGAGGTGCTACTCTTGAGATTATCCAGAGCTAAAACGGCTATCGTTATTGATAAGGAATATGATGACAGTTATATTCGACCGGAAAAAAGAACCGGAAGCGGATTTTCATTAAGAAAGCTAGGATGTAGAATGTCTAGAGTTGGAATAAGCAACAACATCACACAGCCGGATGCAAGGTGCATGTCGTGCAAGCGTTGGAAGAGTGCAAGCAAGAAAGGATTCTTTGATTTTGCGGAATCCGGACATTGTTCTCTTCCGTATTGTGAGGAAGACGCAAGAAATAAAGGAAAGAGAGGTTGCAGATAAATGCAGTATATCAAAGCAAAATTTCCTAACAGCACAAGAAGCTACGTGTATCGCACCGAGGATTTCGTGAAAGCTGGTGACACGGTTGTAAATTCTAAGGGTGCAAAGCTGACTGTTACAGATGAATCAGTGAATATGAAGTGGGTGGAAACCTACGGTGCTGATAAGGTGGCAGTTGTAAGGAAGTATGAGAATCCACAGAAGGTAGATGTAAATTCTTTGGATGAAGAAACAATATGCAATTATTGCATATATAAATCTGATTGTCCTAAGGGTGTTAGATGCTATGGCGGAGAACCTGTCTTTCCTTATTGTGCAGAGCATGAGCCGGAAGATTGGTTTGACGAAGAAACGTATTTGAAAGATTTAGAAGAAAGCGAGGAAAAATAATTATGGCAGAAACAAAGAAACAGGAAGTAGCAGTAGCAGAAGAAAAGACAGAGGTTGCAACACACAATAACAAGGTTACCGATTACAGCCTTGGAATTTTCGGAACATCCGACAATTTCATCATGGCTATGCAGATGGCAAAGGCACTGGCAAGTTCAACAATCGTTCCGCAGACATTCCAGAAGAACGATGCAAACTGTCTGATTGCTATTGAGCAGGCGCAGAGACTGCGAGTAAGCCCACTGATGGTTATGCAGAATCTGTATGTGATTCAGGGTAGACCGTCTTGGAGTTCAAAGTTTCTGATTGCGGCAATCAATAATTCCGGTAAATTCGACATGGAATTACAGTTTGAGGAAACTAGAGATAAAGATGGCAAGCCTTATTCGTGCCTTGCTTGGACTACGAAAAATGGTCGTAGAGTTGAGGGAATGACCGTGGACATGGAAATGGCTAAAGCCGAGGGATGGCTTAGTAAGAACGGTAGTAAGTGGAAAACCATGCCACAGTTAATGCTTCGTTACAGAGCCGCATCTTTCTTCTCCAGTCTGAATTGCCCGGAGTTGACAATGGGATTATATACGAAAGAGGAAATGCAGGACAACGATTTCAAGGAATATCCGATGGAAGATTTGCAGGAACAGGTCAAGCGTGATATTTCCGAAAATGCCAATTCAGAGCCATTTGTTGTAGCTGAATCCGAAGCTATTGAGACCGGGAGCGAAGTAGTTGAACCAGAGCCGGAGAAAGTAGCCGGAGAAGTCGTTGAGAATGACGAGAACGTACCGGACTTTATGAAAGATTAGGAGGTTGCCATGAGAGTTATATCACAGGACGGCACATTGGATTTTCCGTACGAAAATAGCATTGTTTTTATTGATACAAGGGCGAAAGAAGCAACATTTGTCCGGATGCAGGCAATCGGAGACAATGAGACTTCAATAACAGCTAAATATTCCACGAAAGAAAAGGCAAAGAAAGCCATGGAAATGCTTAGAGAAGAATATCAAAAATATGCAAGCCAGAATTACATGAAAGTATTTCAGTTCCCGGCAGAGGAAGAATTGGAGTAGCCTATGGAAGTTATATCAGTCTTAGAATCCGTGCAGAAAGGCATGAAAGATAACATTTACAATTTCTGCAAAGATGGAAAATGTAGCCAATGCGGTAACTGCTGTTCCAACCTTTTGCCAATGAGCAGAAAGGAAGTAGATGCAATTCACAGATATATCCGTAAGAACCATATCAAAGAGTGTAGGCACCTGCTTCCTACTGTGAATCGACCATATGATATGACATGTCCTTTTCTTGATACGGACAAGAGTTGCGAGAAATGCAGAATCTATCCGGTTCGACCAGAAATTTGCAAGCAATTTATCTGTGACAATGAGCAGAGGGCAAAGCATAATCGGGCATTGTTGGGACAGACAAGACAGATTATTGATGTGAGGAGTGAGTTTTATCACAGAAATGGAAAATAGGCAGAAAGAAAAAATTACAAAAAGCCGAGAACGCGTCAAAAAGTTTGGAGAAGTTTATACGCCGGGCTGGATGGTACAAAAGATGTGCAATATGTTGGAAGATGAAAATGGTGGTGCAGAGTGTTGGAGAGGAACAGTGTTGGAGCCTGCGTGTGGTACTGGAAATTTCCTTGTGGAAATCTTGAAACGGAAACTGTCAATAGGAATGACTGAAACGGAAGCTGCAGAGACATTATTCGGCATTGATATTCTGGCAGACAACATAGAAGAGAGCATACAGAGACTTACGGATCTTGCACCGACAGCAGAAAGTATATTCAGAAAGAACATTGTTCAGGGCAACTTTTTAAAACCGGAAGGAATATGGTTTTTGGAGGATGCCGAATGAGAGAAAAAGCGGAAGACCCTTATGTATCTCTTGGTATATGCTCCAGATGTCACAAAGGCATATTGGGAACGCAGTACAAAATGTGCGCTGAGTGCCGGGAGAAGAAAGCGAAGGTAGAGGCTAAGAGACTTGCAAGGGAAACACCGGAACAGGCAGAAGCACGGAAAGAAAGAGTCCGTACCAGATATTACATGAATAAGTCCAGTGGAATATGCGTGAAGTGTGGAAAACGTAATGCAGTATGCGGAACTGTTTTATGCAACAGGTGTTTGGCAAAGAGGCGTTCGTGCGAGAAGTCCACAAGCCAAAGGGAGTACCGGGAGGATAAAGGATTGTGCATAATCTGTGGTAGACCGGCGGTATCTGGAAGAAAGCATTGTGAGGAACATTTAAAGATGCTACGGAAAACAGTTGCAAATGCGGCAAGCCATATAGACTACACGAAACATCCTTGGATAATCGATAATAAACACATATTTGAAAATTGAGGTGAAAGAGGTATGAAACTTAAAGCCTTAGGCTCTGGTTCATCCGGTAATTGCTACATACTGGAAAATGAAAGCGAAGCGTTAATTATTGAAGCAGGGTTGCCGTTTATGGAAGTTAAGAAAGCACTGGATTTCAATGTGCGAAAGATTAAAGCAGTAATCACAACCCACATACATTCAGACCATCATCAGTACTTCTTTCAGTATGTTAGAGCCGGTATTCCAGTGTGGGAGCCGTTCAAATTGATAGATGGAAATATCCTACAGTTTGGGAAAGAAAGCTTTAGCATACGAGCATTTGAAAACCGGGATAAGTCCGGCAGATGGCTACACAACAACGGAGACGGTTCAGAGTGCCCCTGCTACGGATTTTACATCACACACCCGGATATTGGCAGCTTGGTGTATGCAACAGACACGGAATACGTCAGATGGAGATTTAATGGTGTTAATCACATCATGGTGGAAGCCAACTATGATATGCAGTTTGTGAACCGAGAAGAGCCAAATTACGAACACAGATTAAGAGGTCATATGAGCTTACCAACGGCACTTGACTTTATTTCTACTAACGATAATCCGGCATTGCGAAATGTCGTTCTAATTCACTTATCAGATAAATCAGCAGATTCGGCATTATTCAAACAAAAGACAGAAGAAACAGTTAAATATGGAGCAAATGTTTATATTGCAGAAAAAGGATTAGAGGTTGATATGAACCTTTGTCCGTTCTGAAAGGAGACGGCATGAAAGTATATGAGTTGATTTAAGATCTGGTGCAGTTTAAGCCAGATACAGAAGTGGAGTTCCATGTAAAAGCGAAATTCGATACCGATGTTGAAGCGGAATTTGACAGGAACAATGAGAACGACACGCAGGAGGCAACCGTAACTGCAGAGTTCGATGAAGATGTCGATTTTTATGAAATCGACGATAGCGAGGGTAGCGTATATAACCCAAGAATTACATTCAATCTTGAATATTAAAATAGGTTGCAACACCTTGGTATTTACCTAAAAGAAACCAATTTATGCGGTATCTGATGTTTTGGCAAGGAATTTTAATATATCACAAAAAACTAAATTGAAAGCCATGAGATACCTTTGGCGGTTGCTGAAAGTGACCGCCAGAAAGGAGAATACGTGTTAATAATTGAGGATAAAGGACAGAAAGAGGGCTTGCATATCCTTAAGAATAGATATTTCAAAAGCCACGATATGGAAGTCTTGCGTGCACCATTGCCGGTTGGAGATTACATAATTGCCACAGACAAGGTAGCGGATGTTATCCATAGAAAATCAGCTAGAAAAATGGAACTTAAAAAGATGGATTTTCTTGGCACATATGATGTTTCCGTTGACACGAAAAAGGACATGCAGGAAATTGTAGGGAATATCTGTGGAAAAGCACATCCGAGATTCCGTGACGAGTGTATTTTGGCGCAGAACAACGGAATTAAGTTATATGTGCTTATTGAAAATACAGACAAGGTGTATTCCGTCAATGATGTATTTACATGGCATAATCCTCGAGTGGACCGGTATAACAATATTGCATATATGCACACACTTGGAAAATTGCTGAATGTATCGCTACCGAAAACAAAGCCGACATCTGGCAAGGTATTGGCAAAAGCTATGTTGACAATGCAACTTAAGTATGGCGTTGAGTTCGTATTTTGTCGCCCGGAAGATGCTGGGGCAAAGGTTATTGAATTGCTTGGAGGTAGTGAAAATGGCGGAGAATAAGCGGTATTACTGGCTTAAACTGATGGATGATTTCTTTGATAGCAAACGAATCAAAAAACTCCGAAAGATGGCTGGTGGCGATACATATACGATCATCTATCTTAAGATGCAGTTGTTGTCGTTGAAAAAAGGTGGCTATCTGGAATATTCCGGATTGGAAGATGAATTTTACAAAGAGATCGCCCTTGATATTGACGAGGACGAAATCAATGTTCAAGTAACGATTCAGTATCTTCTTTCCTGCGGATTGCTTGAAACATCAGATTCCATTGAGTACAAGTTGCCTTTTGTGCAAGATAACTTAGGAAGCGAGACGGCAAGCACTCGTAGAAGTCGTAAATCTAGGGAAAATGCACAAAAAGCGTTGCAATGCAACAGTGGAGCAACGGAGTGCAACATTTTGCAACAAAATTGCAATGTAGAGATAGATATAGAGAAAGATATAGATACAGATATAGAGATAGAGAAAGAAAATACAAAAGAAAGCGTGCCTGCATCTGATTTGGACTTTGACGCGGAATGGGGATGGGAATACACGATCAATGCATATCCAAAGAAAACGTCGTTAACGTCTGCCAAGGTAGCATGGATGGACAAGCTTTTAGAAGTTATCGAGCCGAACAGGAAAGCCGTTGCAAAGCTGATATATGAGGCTACAGTGGCATATGTTACTGACTATATAGAGAAGAATCCGGATGATACGAATTATCGCTACATACCAAAATACGGAGACTGGCTGAAAGAGGATTGCGATTACTGGATTCGTCAAGTTGAGAAACGAAAGCGAGGTGAGAGCAGTTGACGGAAGCAGAAATTGGAGTGATCGGATGTGTATTGATTGACAATGATTCCATGTACAAGGTTTATAACAAATTGAAGCCGGAAATGTTCAGCTCTGAATTTTGCCAAGATGCTTTTGCTGAAATGCTTGCCATGTATGATCGTGGAGAAAACATTAATGTCGTTTCACTGTCTCAGTCACTTGAAAACCACAAATGGGAGCCGGAAATAATTGCAAGCGAATTGAAAGAATGCATATCTGTTACCCCAGTCTCAACGGCAATAAAAAGTTATGCGGATGCAGTCATTAAGGATTGGCGGGTAAGGGAAACAAAAAGCCTTTTCCAGAGAGTGAGCCTTAGACCATGTGATATTGATAATTCGATCGCGGAAGTTCTTACAAGGCTTGAAGAAATCCAAGTTAATCAGTTGAAGAAATCTAAGTTGATGAAGCAAATCGTATCAGAGAACAAAGATAAATACTTCAATGATGATGTTGGAGAGGACAGGGTAAAGACAGGATTTTACCATCTTGACGATTGCCTTGGCGGTCTTGAAGGCGGAGACATTACAGTTGTTGCTGCGAGACCGGGAGTTGGTAAGTCTGCTATTGTGGCACAAATAATCGAGAATATGGCAAGAAAAGGCTATAACACTTGTTACTACAACATGGAGATGAACAACAGTCAGATTTATGAAAGGTTTGTTTCAAGAATGTCAAAGATTGGTCTGACAAGAGTTCGCAGGGCAAAGGCTTTTCTTGGTGGAGAGAAAGAAGCCTTTGACAAGGCAAATGATGAGCTTGAAAAATATCCGATCACAATTGACGATCAGACAAATGTTATTGAGGAAATAAGAACGCAATGCAGGCATCAAAGATATGACGTGATCGTAGTTGACTATCTGCAATTGGTACGGTGTAACCGGAAGTTCAATAATCGTGCATCCGAAGTCGGGGAAGTTTCGAAGCAATTCAAAGCACTTGCGAGAGAGCTTCACGTTCCGATCATCCTATTGTCACAGCTTAACCGAGTATCGGAAATGAATGTAACGAAAGAGCCTACAATGTCCGAATTAAGAGAATCCGGAGATATTGAGCAGGATGCTTCCAATATTATTCTTATGTGGAATTTGGATGAAGACAGAAAATTTAAAGGCTTGAAAGTTGAAAAGAATCGACAGGGTACACCGTTTAGAGAAGTTGTTCAGTTTGAAGGTGATCGTATGGAATTTATCGAGCGAACCGAAACCATTGAACAGATTCAAGCACGGATGCGACAGAAAGACGGTTTCCGAGAAGTATGTGGCAGCACACCATTTGATTAAAAGGTGAATGATTATGGCAAGTAAGAAATTTGAAAAAGGTTCCGAAGAATGGCAGTTTTTTAATGACTATTATAAATTCCGGCAGCAGTTTTATGAAGCTGATAACGAAGATGAGTGGTTCCAAGGAATGATGGAAGCAAGGGAAATGCTAATTAAAAAATATGCACGGACAAATATATCAAAATATGTTCAAAGTCTTGTATTTAGCCATTTTGAGGATGTAGAGAGGAGATGGAAGAGCAAATGAGTAATGCACTGGCAAGAAAGAAAAAGCGGATGCAGCCACTTGGATATTCCAAGAGTGAACTGATCGGAATACAGAGACACGCCAAGGCACAAAGCAATGCGGATTATCTAATAGAGGAATCCTATTATAACGTCCGTATGATGGCATATCAGGCACTGCATGATAAGTTCGGATTCGGACACAAAAGAATCATAAAGGTTGAGCAGACTATTGATGCATATGTGGAGAATGCAAAGGATGGAACGACAGGCGAGGAACTTGGTTTTTATCTGAAAGATAAATGCAAGATTGACGTGCGAGAGGAAACTAATAAGATTCCGTATCGTGAGAGCTTTTATCTGGTAGAGAGAAAGATTGCACCGAACTGCATGATACAGGCAAATAAGTTTTTACTGGCACAGGTATTTAATTATTTTGCTATGTTGGGTGTCTGCCTTAAAACACAGTTTAAATTTTCGGGAAATCAGATCAGACAGGTTTATGAGAGAATCAGATATTTAATTAACTGCCTTGCTACCGGATATGAAACCATGACAGGGATCGCAAGTGTTTTGGAATGGGAATGTAAGTACATTGACAAGCGTTTTATCGGAAAGACGTATGAAATATAGGAGGAATGGTTGATGGACAAGTTAACTGTGGAACTGCAGGATGGATATTTTGTGGAGATTGATTCTCTGAATCACACCCTGAGACAGAGATATGCCGGACAGGATAAGGACGGCAATGAAAAAGAAAGCGTTCGAACAATCGGATATTTTGGAGACATGAAACAGTGCATTAAGGCTTTGTTAGAGCGTTATCCGAGGGAGTTATCTGAAAAAGCACAGATTTCCTTTGATGAATATTTAGAACTGTTGGATAAGGCTTATACGAGGTCAGAACAGCTTGTGAACAGAATCGGAAAGAGACAGGGGGAGATATAAATGTGGAAAGAAGGTAAGAAACGCCGCGCAATTATCGGAAAAATGAATAATAACTTGTCAATGCCGACAAAGCACCCGGACCAGGATGCGTTGAAAAGATTCAGAGAAGTGCCGTATCAGTTGCGGTACGGGAAGGAGAAGAAAGATGCTGAATAGAGAGAAATATGCAAAAGAGATCGCAGAAATTGCGTGCAATGGAAAACATATAGCCATTGTTGCAGGAAAACCGATGCTTTGTTGTGAAGCATCTTGTGATACATGCGATATCGAATATGACTGCACAAGAGGACTTAAGGAATGGGCGAACAGCGAATATGTCGAACCACAGGTTGATTGGAGTAGAGTTCCAGTTGATACACCGATTCTTGTGAGAGATAGTGAATCTAGTGAATGGAAACGGAGATATTTTGCAAAATACAAAAATAACATGGTGTATGCATGGGAAGCGGGAGCAACATCATGGAGTGCTGGTAGCCCTGCACATATGACCGATTGGAAATATGCCAAACTTGCAGAAAGTGAGGATCAGAATGGAAATGAGTGGAATTAAAAGCCGGATAGCTGAATCATTAACAGAAGCCTGCGGATATTCGCCGCTGACGAAAGTGATTTCAGAGGAAGAGGTAAACAGGATTCTGGCAGAGGAAGAAAAGACTGGTGGGTGGATTCCGGTAACAGAGAGACTGCCGGAGGATGATAAATATATCATGATTTCATTTAAAAATTTTACATTGCCGGACATTGGCAGATATGAAGCTGATAAGGACGGAAACGGTGCATTTTATCCGGGGGACGATGAGAAAAGTTATGTGGAATACGATTTGTTCGTGAATGCTTGGATGCCACTGCCGGAGCCGTACAGGGAAAGCGAGGAAAGTCATGATTGAGTGTATAAGAACTGCGGCACGGGATAGCAAAACGGAACGCATTAAAGTTTCCTGCTTAGATATTATCGTAACAATGATAGGAAAAAAGCCATATTACAAAATCAAGTACAAGGAAATCGGAGAGGACTATTATCATGTTGGCTACAGTTCCTATAAGCTAGAAAATGTTTTAGCTTGGAAGGATGAGTGCTTTGAGATTGTGAAAGAATGCAGACCGCAGACCAATGCAGACCGGATCCGGAGCATGACGGATGAGGAGTTGGCAGAAATATTTGCACAGTACAATATTTCACTGGATAAAGATGGTTGGCTCGAATGGCTTAAGGCAGAAAGCGAGGGATAGCATGGAGAGATTAACGGAGAGAAATCCGTTGTGGATTGATGATGAACTGTGGGAAAGGGCATGTGAACCGGATTGCGAGGAAATAGATGCCGTATATCGGAAACTCAAAGACTATGAGGATGCCGAAGAGCAGGGATTACTTCTGCGGTTGCCGTGCAAGATGGGAGATAAGGTATATCAGATAAGCGAAAACTTTATTGAACCATGTACGGTTGAGACAATATTCTTGGGAAATTATAGGGATAGAAATGGAAATTGGTGTAACATGGCAGAAATTCATTATGACAGGGATGATTGCCCTTATGTGTCTACAGAGATATATTTCACTGATATTGGCGAAACGGTATTCCTCACAGAAACTGAAGCTGAAGCCAAACTGAAGGAAATGGAGGGGGAAAGCGATGTATTGTGATGGAAGATGTCAGTATTTGAACGAATGTAAACACAAATGTGAGCTGACCGGAGAAAAATTGACTTACATGAAGCAGACCGGAAGTATTTCTTTCTCCGTGCATGAACACAGAGGAGTTTGTAAAGGAAAAAAGGTGAAACGTGATGGAGAATAGATTTTTATCCCGTGGAAAGCGGATTGATAACGGTGAATGGATATTCGGAAATTTAATTCAAACAGATGATGGAGTTTACATTATCCAGAATTATGTACCACAGCATTCGATAAAGAACTGTGAAGTTGACCCATCCACCATCTGCCAGTGCACCGCAATGCCTGATAAGAACAACAAACTGATCTTCGAGAATGACATTGCCATAAAGCATAATGATGATGATAAAGAGCCATATCTGATTAGATGGAGTGAGAATTACGCAGCATGGGAACTGGCACAATGCGGATGTTCTATGTACGGATTTTTCGATGTTGATTTCGGCGAAATAGAGGTAATCGGCAACATGATTGATAACCCGGAACTGTTGGAGGTGTAGTTATGACGGAGAATGAAGCAATTGAAGAATTAAAATATGATTGTAACGAACTTGGAAAAGCGATTCCGTGTGATACATCATGGGGAAAATCATTTGAAAATGCTTATGCAATGGCAATCAATGCACTTGAAGAAATTGAACAGTACCGCACGATCGGAACAGTGGAAGAATGCCAGAAAGCGATGACTGTAAGAAGAGAGGTACAGGAGATCGTTGATCAACAGCTTATTGCTGGGGAAAACAGTTACGAAGAGATATATGCTTGCTTTTGGGAAATAGTAAAAGTAGTTCAGGCGAATTATTAGACAGGAGGGCAAACGATGAGACTGATTGATGCTGATGCACTAAAGAAAGATTTAAAATCGGTTACTTTAAGCAATGGAACTTTAGTAAATACAAATGCAGTATTGTATTTACTAGAAGAATATCCGACCGCCTATGACCCGGACAAGATTGTGGAGCAGTTGGAAAATGAGAGAAAGTTTTGGGAGAATGCATATAACAGGAATTTGGGAAAAGAGAAAGCAAGAAGTTATGAGCACGCAATCGAGATTGTGAAAGGCGGTGGAGTAAAGTGACAAGAGAAGATAAAGAAGCAATTTTAAATAGTTTTGACGAAACAATGATACAACCGGATGAAGCAATGAACCTCACAGAAATGAGAGCATATGTAAAAGGTTTTGAAGATGCTAGAAATGCAATGTTTGATGCGACTGACAAGTTTTATCGAAGTAATAAGACGGATTAGAACCGTAGAGAAGAGGTGCACTGATATGTCAAAAGCAGTATTAGTTATGGATATGCCGGAACAGGTGTGCCAGAAATGCACATTGTGCTATGAGACAGAGAATGATGACGAATATCTGTGCTGTGCGACAGGAAAACTTGTACCAGACGGAAAAAAGCCGGATTGGTGTCCACTCCGGGAACTGCCGGAGAAAAGATACCAGAGTTGAAATCTGGTTATGAAGATCTCAGCATATCAATACGTCGGGTGGGTTGGAATGCCTGCTTAGATGAAATTTTGAAATAAAAAAGGAGTGAGAGGTTTTCCGTTAGATTGGATGATTTAAAAGCAATAAAACGATGAATTTATTGCATAAAACGCAACATAAACAAATTCAAAGTGCACTATTGTAGATATGTGCACGGAATATCAGAAAGGAGCCGGAACCTATCCGGATAAAAGGCGCGCCGGGTTCCTTTTGAAGAAAATGATACATGGAGAATTGATAGTTGACAATTTTGCCGGTGGGGGCGGCGCTTCCACTGGTATAGAAATGGCAACCGGATACAGTGTTGATATTGCAATCAATCATGATCCAGAAGCAATTAAGATGCATAAGGCTAATCATCCGAACACGAAGCATTACTGTGAAAACGTCTGGGCAGTTGATCCAGTAAAGGCATGCAATGGGCATCCGGTTGGACTTGCCTGGTTCTCACCAGACTGTAAGCATTTCAGTAAAGCAAAAGGTGGAAAGCCAAAGGATAAAAATATCAGAGGTCTTGCATGGGTAGCTTGCAGGTGGGCGGGACTTGTCCGACCGAGAGTCATCATGCTTGAAAATGTGGAAGAGTTCAAAACATGGGGACCATTGAACAGAGGGCACCATCCGATCAAGGCAAAGCAGGGAAAAACATTTGAAAAATTTGTACAGCAGCTTAATGATCTGGGGTACACTGTAGAATTTAAAGAACTGATTGCTGCCGATTATGGCGCACCGACCATGCGAAAGAGATTCTTCCTGATTGCAAGGTGTGATGGCAAGCCGATTGTCTGGCCAGAGCCGACACACGCACCAGCAGACAGTGAAGCGGTAAAAGCAGGACTAGTGAAGCCTTATGTTGGAGCATACACGCAGTTGGATTTTTCATTGCCCTGTCCAAGTATCTTCGATACTTCGGAAGAAATCAAGGAGAAATACGGCATCCGGGCAGTAAGACCACTGGCACAAAATACGATGGACAGGATAGCCAGAGGATTTATAAAATTCGTTTTGAATAATCCAAAGCCTTTTATCATTCAGTGTAATCATGGCGGTGAGCGTAGACCGAATGATATCAGAGAGCCGATGCCTACCATAACCGGAAAGCACGGGTACGGGATTGTGGAGCCGTATATGGTGCAGATCGGGCAGACAGGGTTCACAAAGGACCGGAGTAAGGATGTGAGGGAGCCGCTCACAACGATTGTAAGCAAAAATGAGCATTGTCTGATTGAACCAATGCTTGCACCATACATGGGAACGAATACGACAAATCATCCGGGCGGAAATTGCAGAGATCCGATACATACGATCACCACAGGTAATCAACAATGCCTTATTAGCCCGACGCTTATTCAGTACCATTCAGAAACAGCAAAGGACGAAGTAAGAGGGCAGTTGATTGAAGAACCTATTATGACAGTTGATAGCTCTAATAGATACGGACTGGTAACATCGTTTCTGCATAAATATTATGATGGTGGTTACAAAGGTGCAGGAGAAAGTATGGAGAAGCCGCTACCGACAGTGACAGCATGGGATCATAACAGTGTGGTTACGGCGAATTTAATTCAGATGAACAATCACTGTGATGGAAGAGATATGCGTGATCCTATTCCGACAATTACCGCCGGTGATGGACATTTTGGAGAGGTCAGGGCATTTCTTGTGAAATACTATGGACAAGGAACGGGACAGGATCTGAAAGAACCGCTTGATACAATACCAACGCATGACAGATTTGGACTGGTGACAATCAAGGGTGTGGATTATCAGATTGTAGATATCGGACTGCGGATGCTGGAGCCGAGAGAGTTATATGGATGCCAAGGATTCCCGGATGATTACATAATAGACCATGATTATACCGGAAAGACCTATCCGAGAAGCGAACAGGTGCGAAGATGCGGCAATGCAGTATGTCCGCCAATACCTGCAGCACTGGTCAGAGCAAATTTGCCAGAATTGTGTGTTGCAGAGCGGATGCCAAATATGCAGATAGAAGCAGAGCAGACCGGACAGCTCCGGTTTGCGTAAACCTTAAATTTTTCGGAGGTGTTGCCATGAATTTATTTGAAAAAGTAAAATGCAAAGGCTTTTATAAGCCATTTAAAGACGGAAGATGGCTGTATCTCGACAGGAAAACATTAACTGCTGATGCAATGGACAATAATCTGGCAGATGGAAACAATGATGGCACTGTCGAAAAAAATGTTGAATATATCGAGAAAACTTATTTCAAACACGTTGATAAGAATTTCACAGGTGTAATTGTTGGATATAAGGATATTGTCATCAAAGGCTATCTTGATGCGATTTATGAAGATGAATGTGATGTAGGTATCGGAGTCATTCCAGAAGCGTTTTATGTATCGAAAAGAGCAAAAGAAACGGTAAAATGTGCTGTTGTTTATTATGCGAACAATTTAAAACATTATGTTCCATTGGAAGATTTGGAGGTGCTGTCATGATACAGACAGCAGAAGATAAAGTGAAAGAGTACTGCCAGTGCATCCGCAGAGAAATAGAACACTGGAAAGTTATCAATCAGAACGGGTGTAATGATCCGTTCTGGTCCGATGGATGCAACATGAATCTGACACGGAATCATATCATTTATTATCAGTCAAAGATCCACGAGATCTGCACAGAAAATCAGTTGCCATTACCGGAGGAATGTTATTTTTCCATACCGCCGGAAGTGGATAATAATTATATGGCGAATCTTAAGCAGAAACCACGGGTGGAGAGATTGCGTCAGTTAGGGAGGATCATGACTGGACGCATTTATCAGTACGACGAGAACCAGATGAGTTTATTTTAGAACCAGATAACAAAACCAAGCGATCATCATACCACCTCCCGTAATAGTATATGCTGCGGAGGTGGGAGATGATATGGAAAGAGAGGGGCACAGATGGATTGGAATTATGACATGGACAGTTGTCCGTTAGATACAAAGGTTTTCTTATTGTCAGCAAACGACAACCTACTTTTGCCACAGCGTGAATTTGTTGGCACTCTTATGCGCAAAGGACATTCTGTTACAAGAGGTAAGTGCTTTAGTGGAGATCCAGAGTATTTTTATAGAAGTAAAATTGTTGCGTGGAAGAAATATAATGCAGAAAGAGAGGAATAATTGCATGAAGTATACGGTAGAACTGACAGAAAACGGAATTAATGAAACATTGGAATTGAATGGAATAACTTACAGAAAAGAATGGACAAGGTTGGAAAATGGTTTACTTCAGTGCTCACAGAAAGATTTCTCGGAGCAGATGAGAGAATGGACATGATGGAGACCTTATAGAGAGAGTAGCAGAAGTATTTGACAGCTTTTTGGCAGGAGACGTAGATGATATCAGGGATTGTTATGATTAAGGAGAACGTGTAATTATGCTCAATAGCAAGGTATATACAAAAAAGTGTGTGATCTGCGGAAAAGAATATAAATCAATATCAGTCAGAGCACTTACCTGTGGAAAGGATTGCAGAAATGAATACCGCAGAAGAAAAGATAGGGAAAAAAGAAGCGTAAAAACATGTAGAAACAGTACATTAGATGATGTTTTAGGAAAAGCAAGAGAAGCCGGCATGAGTTACGGAAAATATGTGGCAATGATGGACGGTACACCGAAGATCTGGCAGGGAGAAGAATAAAATATTGGAGGATAGTGGCTTATGAAGTTTTCAAAACTGACTAAGCCAGAGCTTGAAACAATTATTGAAAACGCCAATTTCACGGAGCAGGAAGAAGAAATATTTTATCTTCTTGCCCGTGGACTTATTTCAAAAGAAATAGCCATGAGACTATGCGTATCAACAAGAACAGTGGAAAGAAGAATTTTTGATATTAAACAGAAAGTAAAAAAGTTAGAAGGTGAGTTAAACGGGAAATCTTTCAAATAGTGAGTTGTTGAATATTGCCATCGAAAATGGTATTATCAACATAGACACCATTCAGAAAAAAATTGAAATGAACGAAAGGAAAAAATTTATTGAAAAACACACTTACAGCATTTGGCAAGGAAAAGATGGAAAGTTTTACACATATTTGCCAGATGAAGATAATAAGAGAGGAAAGAGACTTGTAAAGAGAACATCTGAAAAAGCAATTGAAGATGAAATAGTAAAGTTCTATAAAGCTAAGGAGGATGAACCTACAGTTATTCAGGTATATTCTAATTGGATTTCTGAAAAACTTGAATATGGTGAAATAACAAGACAGACAAAGGACAAGTACGAGACAAATTTTAAAAGATTTTTTGAAAATAAGTATTTGCCGATTGCAAATAGAAAAATCCGGTACATTGATGAAGAAATATTGGAATCATTCATAAAAACAGCTATTTCAAAACTGGAACTTACGCAAAAAGCTTATTCTGATATGCGGATATTGATTAACGGAATTTTCAAATATGCAAAGAAAAAACATTATACCAGCCTGAGCATAACCAGTTTTATGGGTGATTTGGAAATTTCGGAAAAGTCATTTAAAAAGAACCATAAGTCAGACTGCGAATTGGTATTTTCTAAGGATGAGGAACTTTTAATTGAACGATTTGTAATGGAAGATGAGCCTACATTGATAGAACTTGGCATTATTTTGGCATTTAAAACAGGATTGAGAGTTGGGGAAATATCTACCCTCTCATGGTCTGATGTCGGAGAAAATAAGATACATATATCAAAGACAGAAATAAGATATAGAGATGATAATGGCAAATATGTATTTGATGTTCAAAATTTTCCTAAAAGTGATGCCGGGTTTAGAGATGTTATAATTACCGCAGATACCAAAGAACTTATGAGAAAAATAAAAATGCTCAATCCATTTGGGCAATATATTTTTATGAAAAACGGTAAACGAATAAAAGGTCAGGCATTTACAAGGCGGCTATATGTGATATGTGATAGAATAGGAATTGGTGAACGTTCAATTCACAAGGCAAGAAAGACATATGCAACAAAGTTGATAGATGGAAATGTTCCAGAATCGGTAATAAAAACACAAATGGGGCATACAGATATAAGAACAACTCTCGATCATTACTATTTTAATAACAAGACAGAGAGTGAAATGCAGGAATATATTGCAAAAGCATTATCAATGTAAAAGGTAACACGAGGTAACACCTTTGGAGATAAAGAAATTCAGTATTTATGCGGGTTTGAGAGAATTGATACCGAGTTCGAATCTCCCTTCCGCTACTTTATTTTTGTTTAAGAAAACCTTGTGAAGCCTTGATTTTACTGAAAGAAAGGAGTTTTTGAATGGTGTCTTTTCTAAAGGTCAAAATCAAAGGTAACACTAAAGGTAACACGAACGGATGTATGGACGCTTAATGCGTTCTTTTTTTGTTGTATTTTTTGACGGCAAACTGTCGGAATCGTGACGGTTTTGCCGTCTTTTTTTATGCAAAAATATAATCAAAGGGAGGGATGGTGGTGTTTTCAGATGAAGTTCTTGAAAAAATTTTTGCCAGAAAAGAGTTACAGTCCTTGGACTTGTCAACGCAGTCGTCTATCATACACGCAATAGAAGATGTTTTAGAGGAGGTCAAACAGGATGAATATGAGCGGAGCATACCAGAATCCGATTTATAATCAGCAGATGCAGCAATACGGGCAGCAGTACGCATACAATCCGTATATGAATCAGCCACGCATTGATAATACACAAAATTATATGCAGGCACCGCAGCAAATTCAGCAGCAGATCCCGGTTCAAACTTTTGGCATAAATGGAAAAGTAGTTCCGGCGGTAGAAAACATCACTGCCAATGATGTGCCAATGGATGGCAGCGTTGCATTTTTCCCAAAACAGGATATGACAGAAATATACGCTAAAAGTTGGAACGCAGATGGCACAATTCGCACAATCGTTTTTAAGCCAGTTTCGCATGATACTGTTAGCAATTTATCGCATGATACTGAAAAATTGAAATTTGACCTATCAGACGAGTGCACAGGTGCATTTATGCAGAAGTTTGATGAACTTTTTGGGAAGATTGAACAGATAGAAAACCGATTAGATAAAATTCCAAGCAGTCAAAGAAAAACTTCACAGGTAAAAAAGGAGAGTGATCCAGAATGAATCCGGCACAATTATTGTTAAATCAAATGATGAATTCTCCGCAGGTTCAAAACAATCCTATGGCAAAAAATGCCATGCAAATGTATCAAAGCGGAGATACAGGTGGACTTAAGACAATGGCAGAGAATCTCTGTAAAGAAAGAGGAATTACGGTAGATGAAGCAAAACAGAAAGTTATGAGCATGTTTAATCATTAGTACATTTTGGGGTGCGCGCAAAATAACCGGTTATCCCATTTGTAAATAGATCAGATGGAGGTAAACAAAATGTTTAATGGAAATGCAATGCCTAGTCTTGCTGATATTGCAGCAGTGACAGGAAACGGAAGAAACAATGATGGCATGTGGGGCGGCGATGGCTGGTGGGCTATCATTATCTTCGCTATGATTTTTGGCTGGGGCGGCTTTGGCGGCAATGGCTGGGGAGGAAACGGAGGTATGGGAGCGACAGCATCTGCATACACCGACTCTGCAATTCAGCGTGGGTTTGACACGCAGGCTATCATCGGAAAGTTAGATGGTATCACAAATGGTCTCTGTGATGGATTTTACGCACAGAATACCGCCGTTATGAACGGTTTCCATGGTGTAGACAATGCAATCTGCAACCTTGGCTACCAGACACAGCAGGGATTTAATACCACAAACGTGACACTTATGCAGGCGCAGAATGCTTTACAGTCCCAGTTGGCTAATTGCTGCTGCGAGACCAGGGAAGCTATCCAGGGTGTAAACTACAATATGTCACAGAACACCTGTGCACTGCAGAACACCATGAACAGCAACACAAGAGACATTATCGACAGCCAGCAGGCAGGAACAAGGGCAATCCTTGATTACCTGTGTCAGGAAAAGATTTCTTCCTTACAGGCAGAAAATAATGACTTAAGAAGAGCCGCATCACAGGATCGCCAGTCTGCATTGCTCACTACTGCAATGTCAGCGCAGACACAGCAGATCATCAACGCTGTAAATCCGGCTGCAATCCCGGCATATGTTGTTCCAAATCCTAACGCTTATGCGTATGGCTGTGGATGCAACACAGGATGTAGCTGCTAAAAGTAGCTGCTACACAAAATTGAATAATTGAGTATCTTAATTGAGTTTAACTCGATTATGTCTGCTGTGCAGTATTGCTTATAAACACAAAGGGCAGACTATAATGTTTGCCCTTATTTTTGAAAGAGAGGTAAATAATTATGGCAGAATTTACAGGAATTGCAATTCAAACTGTTGCGCAGGGAGAAGATGTGGCATTTACAGAAACTCAGGCAAGCGCAACAAAATGTATTGTTCATAGACAGGGAAGCGGCATTGTTAAATTGAGAGGACTTACAAATCAGTGCCGGGCAAGATTTTTGGTATCTTATTCCGGGAACATTCAAATTCCTACCGGTGGCACAGTTGAAGCTATTTCACTGGCTATTGCAATTGACGGAGAACCGTTGCAGTCAACTCGAATGATTGTTACACCGGCGGCAGTTGAAAACTTCTTTAACGTTTCGGCGCAGGCATATGTGGACGTTCCTCGCGGTTGTTGTGTTACGGTAGCGGTACAGAATACGTCTACGCAGTCAATCGAAGTTCAGAACAGCAATTTAATTGCAGTCCGGGAAGCGTAAGGAGGGCGGTTTTATGGATATTAAGAGAATGCACGAAATGATCGAAAAACTGTCTGAAAGCGCAGAGTGTGAGTTTGCAAAAGGTATCGAATGTGTGGATACAGAAGAGATGGGAAAAGTCACGGACATGCTTAAAGACCTTGCGGAAGCCATGTATTACCGGACGCTTACAAAATCAATGGACGAATCAGACCCAGAGCAGGTTCTTGATATGTTTGAGCGTTACGGAGACGGCAGACGGTATTATGACCGTTATCGTTATGAAAACGGGAGGTTTGCTCCAAAGGGAAGAGGAACGCGGAGAGGATATGACGAGCCGCCTTACTGGCACATGACACCGGAAATGTATCACGATATGGAGCATGACCGCGACATTGATCGACCACATGGGCGAATGTATTACACAGAGCCTACAATTGCGGCAGATGGCGGTATGCGTGACCGCAGAGAGGGTAAAAGCGGAATGAGCCGCAGAAGCTACATGGAAAGCAAAGAGCTTCACAAAGGCAATACGCCGGAGGACAAGGACGCAAAGATGCATGACCTTGAAAAATACATGAAAGAGCTTTCGGAGGATATGGCGGAGCTTATCTCTGACATGACACCGGAAGAGCGCACGATGACAAAGAGCAAGCTGTCAACGCTTGTTTCCAAAATGTAATGGCAGGGGCAGAAATGCCCCTGTTTGTTTGGAGGGAAAATGTTTTTTATAAATGGTATTGAATGGAAAATAGAATTTGTTCACGGCGCAAGTCATAAATTAATGCGCTCTGATGGCTCTATTAGCCTTGCTGTGACTGATTGGAATGATAGGATAATATATGTTTCGGATAAACCAGAAAATGGCTATTTGCGCAAAATACTGGCTCATGAACTTTGTCATTGTTTTTGCTTTTCCTATAACATTCATATGCCGATTGAGCAGGAAGAGTATCTTGCGGACTGGATCAGCCTGTACGGTACTGATTTGATCTATCTTTTGGATGATCTGATGTCAAACATTGATTGGAGGGCAGCATAGTGGACAAAATAGATGAATTGCTGCGGTATATTCACAGAACAAACCCGGAAATGACAAGGGAAAAGCTGATAAATGAACTAAGCAGAAGTGATTACGCCGCACGTTCTTTGCTTTTCACAAAAGAAGTTGTTTGTCAAGAAGAAAAATAGTAAAATGTTTTTGGGGTGATAGTATTGTACAATGGATGTCATACATCTTTTGATGTTATGAAAGAATATATGATCTATGGAGCGGAGCTTGATGAAAAATATCAGATCCCGATTGTCCCGGCATGCAGCTTGGATTATTTGCCGGAGGACTCCATAGATTTTGGAGAGAGCTTTTCACAAAAGATAAAAGGGCATAGAAAATTAAATGTGAATTTTTATATTGACGATTCAAAGTTTCAAAGACTGTGGAATAACCCGGATAAATACCTAGAGCACTTGAAGTGTTTCCACTCGGTCTGTATGCCGGATTTCAGTATTGCTACAGGCGATTGTGGTATGCCGTTTGCTTTGAATCTGTATAATGTGTACCGGAATCATGCGCTTGCACATTACATGCTGCTGAACGGGATCCGCGTTATACCGTCCGTAGGCATCCCGGACAAAGATAATTATGATCTTTGTTTTGCCGGGTACAGTAAGGGTGGTGTGATCGCTGTATGCACAAATGGAAGAGTGCGGGCAAAGGCGGCACGGATAGAGTTTTGCGAGGGATTCAAAGTTATGATCGACATGTTGCAGCCACATACAGTGTTGATCGTCGGGAAGATACCGGATGAATTAAACACCGATGTAAAGATTGTAAATTATAAATCACGCAACCAGAAGGTCAATGAGAGGTTTTCAAATGGGAACAAGAACAACAAAATCACAGAAAAAACAGAAACAGACTGAGAGTCAGAGGAAGAGAAGAGAACGAATTAGTCAAATTTCACAAGTTGCGAAATGACGCATAATAATTTACTGTGCATATTGTCTTTTCACAGTTGGAATCTCATTTTTCAACTTTTGAATTTTTTTCTTCTTGGAAAACGGCTCGATTTTGAGATCAGAAATCAGAATTTTCATACCCCGGCGGGATGCCGGTGATGTCTCCAGACGCGCCCCGGATGCTTCCTGGTGGTTTCCCGGATGCATCATGGCTGTGCACCTGGGGGAGTGCCAACGCGGCAAGATAAACACAGTGTTTACAGGCTTGCAACGTCGCAAAAGCGATTTACAGGCGGTTTTATACTGTGAGTATAAAAAGCACTGCATAGCCTTGCACAAGCCTTAAAATGGCTTATACGCGTTTGTTTAAACGTCATTATATGACCGGGCGTGTATCTTGTCAAGCTGGAATATATCCGGGCACTGGAAAAAGCCGGGGGTGCCCGGCTTAAAATTCCTCTATTTCTGCGGCGTTTTGTTCCCAGTCTGGAAGAGTTTTAAAAACTTCCCATGCATCGTTAAACGTTTTAAAGTCCGTTCCTTTGCCGTCATTTCTGAAAAATCCATCTTCAACGCTATAAACGCTTCCCATGCATGTGATTTGAAAAACTGTCTGTGCTCCGTTCTGATAAGTCATTTGTAAATCCTCCTAAAAAAATAAAATTCCCTTACGGGTAAAGGCAAGCCGGGGAGTCGAACCCTGGTAAACGCCGCCGCTTGCCTAATTTCTTAAGATCTGACGTGCTGTATTAAATACATAAAGCCTGTTGTGGCTGTGGTGCTTAAAATCTCCATTATTAGCGATCGTCAGCCCGGTGTTTTCATATTTCAGACTTAAAACTATCAGATATTTTTCTAACAGTTCATCCGGGCATTTTAAACATTCTATAGCGTTTTGGATTTCGCTTTTCTTACTATTCCAGGTAATACCGTCAATATGCACCTGTTTTTCTTCTTCGAGCTCTTGAAATTCTTTCATAAGTTCAGTTTTTTTCATAAAATCAACCATCCTTTCATTTTCCTATAGATACAGTTCCACAAGTCCAACATTTTTATTTTCAACTAATACAACGCCTGGGCGGACAACGGAAACATACTGTTTTACAACGTTCTCGATTCGCTCGTTGCTGTAATACGGTGCCAACTTTTGGCGTGTGTATTCTTTCGCTTCTTCAAGTGTCATCATCTTCATATAATCAACCATCCTTTCGTTTTATGCCCTGTCTCATCAGTGCAGGTGGGGCAGTTCCTGCAGACGGTGGAACTTCCACCGTTTCGACTAATTAGCGCCGTACAATTTAGTTGATTTTCTAAAGGTCTTAATAACTCCGCCCGGCGTCCCGTCTTTCTTTGTCCTCCAGTGTGCCGGAAAACTCGAAAAGTCGGAGCAGAGACGAACCGTTATTGTTTTTTCTGTCTCTTTGACGATTTCTACAACATCAAACAGAAAGCCGTCTGACTCTGCTAATTGTGTGCCTATTTTTATATCACTTGCTTTAATAATCATGTGAAAACCTCCTTTATGTGTGCTTGTCTCATCAGTGGCAAGGTTGCAACCCTACGCCAGACCGCCGCGCGGGCGGTTTCGACTTAAACAATTTTTGCAATTTCTTCTAAAATTTTTACTTTAACTTTTAAATCTGTTGTGTTTTTCAAAACATTTTTTACCTGCTCCGGGAGATTTAAAAGCCCTGCGGCGCCTCCGATTTTTTCTACTGCGTTTTGATATCTAATTTCTAAAACTGTCATATTTTCCCTTTCTGGTCTGCCATCATCAGAGTCACGGCGACCATCCCGCGGCTGACGCTCCAGATCGGAGCGTTTCGGCTATGCTATGCAGATTTCAAATACATCGCCTTGAACGTTTCATGTTCATGCCTCCCGTTATTTAAAGAATTTTTTAAACATTTCTTTTGCTGTTTCATAATCATTTACTTTCTTTTCAACGTATCCAGCAGCAGCGGTGCCGTTTTGATCGGCAACCATTTGAAAAACTTTTTCTTGGTCTGCTGGATGAAGTTTCGCAATTTCTTCAATTCCTTTTGTAAAATCCTTTATTTTTTTATCTACCATTTTGATTTCCTCCGTTCCTTGTTTTCCTGTTGAGATTATAATAACACTAATATTAGTGCGTGTCAACACTAAAAAGAGTGTTCTTGTAAAATATTTTCATGTTGATTTTTAGAGTGATTCTATATATAATGTAGTAAATAAAAAATGTGAGGTGAAAAAATGTTTAATTATAAAATAGATGTATTAAAAGAACTTTCAAAACACGGATACACTTCTACTCGGATGAGAAAAGAGAAGATAATGAGTGAAGCGACTATGCAGAATTTGAGAAAAGGGAAGGGAATCACTACAGACACGCTTAACACGATCTGCATTATTTTAAGATGTCAGCCGTCGGATGTATTGGAAATCGTTCCGACTGATGAAGAAAAAATAAGATTTTTTTAAAACACTAAAATTAGTGTTGACAAAATTATATTTTAATGTTATTATAATATTGTCGAAAGGCAATAGGCGAAAGCCGGAAAGGAGAAAAATGAGCGAAGATATGAGTGTATTTAAAAGTTACTTAAGAAGACTTTTGCAGGATCTGAAAGATTTAAAGGAAGTTTTAAAATCTAAGGATTATGAAAAAGCGGAAAAGATGGTCGATCAGCTGATCGATGATACTCAAAAAGGAATTGAAGACAATTAAAAGAAAGGGCTGGAGAAAATCCAGCCCGACACACAAAAACCATACCAAGTGAAATGAGTGCTATTTGAATATAGCACATCCAGAGAAGAAAGAAAAGAGGAAAAAGCTATGTTAAAGATTTTAAAAGAGTTAGGACAGATGGAAGGACATTTTGCAGTAGAAATTTTCAAGGTTGAAGAGTTAGGAATGATCGCAGTAGATCACGACACAAGCAACGGCGAGACGATGGAAGCATGGAAATGTGACAGTACAGGCGCGGCGCTGGATGAAGATACACCGAGTTTTAGAGTTAAAGAAATTAACGATCCTGTATCTTACGATGAGGACGGAGAACCGGATCAGTGGGAGCTGGTAGGGTTTGAAATTGAATAATTGAAATGAGTATTGATAATTTGACAGCTTGAAATATAGCTGTCTTTTTTTGTTTAAAACGTAGAAAATCTTTGTTAAATTTTCACAAAATTTCAAGAGTGATAATTTTATTACGGACAGGACAAAAATGATAGAATAGTATTAGTTTTGTTGCAATGCAACACCTCTGCAACAAATTGCAACATTTTTGCAACGTAGATATAGACACTAGAGTTAGAGAAAGATTATATTCTCTCTTGTAATATTAAAAATATATATTATAAATAAGGCAGTATATTTATATAAATAATATATATAATATACGGGCTTAAAATTTAATTTTAAAATATACCTTGACAAGAAAATGATAGAATGATATTGTTTTATTAAATTAAAAACGCATTCGGGCAACGGGCGGCGGCAGCCGTCGAGGTCCCGAAAGAAACGGACTTCATGCAGCCGGTACAGTCGAGATCATCATGATCTGATTGTATCAGTTGCATTTTTTATTTTAAGTATTCCAGTACTGGAGAGAGGAGATATATAACATGTCAGCAGTTGAAAATCAGGAAATAAATAATAATACCGTTGATGTTTTTAAAAGTGATATTGACATGTATATAAATCTCTGGATGGAAGAGAGAAACATTGAGGACATGTGCGGAGTATCACAGAACAGATGGTACAACTGCTGTAAATACATCTATGAACATGTGTTTAAAATGAATCCCAAGTACTTGAAGGATGATAGAAATATAAATAATGCCTATGATACAGATAAGGTTAACGAGGTATTAGATATATATATAGACCTGTGTAATGACTACGAGAAAGTAGTGAATATTGTTGGGTTTACATTCTTTACCGGAATACACAGAGACACGTTAAACGGATGGGTTAATGGCGTTCAACTTGCCTCATCAGGTTCCGACATTTGCAAAAAAATTGACGAAATGCGTGAGGAAAGTTTGGTAGGTTTACAGGTTTCCGGCAAAGGAAACCCCATGAATTACATGCCGTCACTGAATAAGTACTGCGGCTTCAATATGCCGGGCGTTAGAGATCAGGGATCCAGAGTAAGAGCGTTGACAGCTTCGGAGCTTCCAAAACTGGGAAGCGGGAATTGTGCGAGATTGCCGGACAACTTTGACAATTCAAGCCCGGATAATGGTGAAATCGTGATAGACAATTCAAACAATTTAAAGCCCAGTGTTTAATGGTCTTAAGGCGCATTAAATCGTTGATACATTACGCAAAACAAGGGTTTTGCGAATAGTTGTAAAATACGAATGGAATTGAACGAACAATTCAAACAATTTATCAATGTTCAAAGCATGATTCTGCATGGAGGGGGAGGGGGTTTGATAGGTTGAGAAAATCAGCACTACTAAGTCCTTTAAATATCCTCAAAAACAAAAAGAGATTGGATGGAAAAGTATGAGAGTAGTATCACAAAGCAAAGACGTTTCGCTTGATTTTGACCGAGCGGTATTCACAGCAAATCATGGAATGATAACTGCTATGGTTGATGGAAAAACGTTTACCATTGGGACGTATGCAAATTTAGGTAGAGAAAAAGAAGTATTCTCTGATATGCACAAGGCATTTTCGGCTTTTCAAGTTATTAGCACAAACATGGATAAACAACAGGTGGCCGAAATGTTTGCAGTATCTAAAAACATATCGATCAGATGCGTTGAGATGAATGATCCTTGTATGGGAATAACTGTATTTGATAACATGGTCTATTACATGCCGGAAAAGTAGTGTTAATATAGCGCTATCGCCAAGCGGTAAGGCACTGGATTTTGATTCCAGTATTCGCAGGTTCGAATCCTGCTAAAGAAACTTGTGAGAGGAAAACAACCATGGTAATTATTAAAACGATTATATCGACGCTGGATGTTATTTTTATGCTGATACTATTTGTATCTGGCAGAGAATCCAAAGACAAAGAAACAGCAATTGCATTATGGGTACTTGTGATGTTGCTGTTGCTGAACATGTTTCTGATGTGGAGGTAACAGAATGTTTTATAGTCCAATATTTGGTATTTGCTTTCAGCTGCCTATCATTTGTGCAGAGGAAAGAATACATATAACAAAATCAAAGGAACCGGACAGCACCGGAGATTTACTCAATCTGGATAGCGACGCAGAGCACCAGAGTGAGAAATCGGAGCATCCAGTATAGCTAAACAAAATTTTAAATTACTGGCAACTTGTAAGAGTTGCTTACAAGATAAAAATCCTACATTGCGGCATTTTAATATGCCGTAGCGGAACGTAGCTCAGTTGGCAGAGCACTCGGCTTATATCCGAGCGGCCGCAGGTCCGATTCCTGCCGTTCCGATGGAGGAATGGGTTTAACGATCCATTCCGTAAATTCTCCTTCTTGGTGTTTTTCATGACACATCCTTTCGCCACTAGGACGATTCTGTTAAGGGCGGTGCGAGACCGTCCGGTGGTATTTGCCGCGGAGCGCGGCATTAGGCGTAAGACTATATGGTGATGAATGATGATCGTTCCGTAATTTGCTGACAAGCAATCCATATAGCAGTCAGACTTGATAGTTCGGGTGCCTATCCCACGGTGCCTGAGCTGTCAAAGATATAATTCCCCCATATAGTTAGGCAGTGGCAGAATGGGTATTGCAGGTAAAGAAACCTATCGGTAAGAGTGTTGCCAAGTGGCAGACGGGCGATCATCCGTAGTCAGCAACCACACCTTTTCTGAAACCAATAATGCAAGGTTCGAATCCTTGCCTGTCTAAGCGGTCAAATTATGCTGTTTGCTTGCAGGCGCTCTATGGTTTGGCTGTAATCGGCATTTTGTATGCCTAGTGCAACGCATGGCACGAAAAACATTATTGCTAACCGTCGTATGGCGGTTTTCGTGGATGGCAAGAAAGGTATTTGCCGGAGTAAGACGCTTCGTGAAACTGATAGTCGAAAGGTTTCAAGTGCAAGGTTCAAGTCCTTGCTCCACGATGGTGCCGAGCTGATTGATACTTTGATTGAGGTATAAATATGGTTTTAAATTGTGCAAATTGTGGCGCACCAATTGAAAGTGACAAGAAAGCGTGCCCTTATTGCAAAACTCCATATGGTTTCCGTACGAAGATAGAAATGGAACCATATATTGATTCAAACGGAAGGATTTGCAGACATGAACCGGAAATGATAGAAGTAACAACTTTGGAAGATTGTGAACATAGGTTTATTAGGAAGTAATTGAAATGTGTGATTTTTGCAATGGGAAAGAATCATATAAAACTGCATATGGAGAATTTAAAATCAAAAAATTGGGCTATATAAATGTTATTCAATGCCATATTGATAAATGTCCACAGTATGCTAAATGTTGTAGAAATGGAATGAACGTAGCGATAGCAATGGAAATTGAATTTTGCCCGATGTGTGGTAGAAAGTTGGTGGAAGAATGACATGCTATGAATGTGCTTATTTTGGAATTGAATGGAATGAATTTTTGAAAAAAACGATAGAATTTTGTAACCATCCAGAAAAGTATATTCCTCCAGTAGGATTTGCTTATAAAGAACACGATTGCGAATTTTTCAAAAACAAATCTGGGATATCAAAATGGGACTCTTATTCAGAAAAAGAAAAAGAACAGGCATTGAGGTATTTTCGTGAAAACTATCACAAAAATCCTATTGAAGGTTTAACATGCGAGGGGGCTGAAATGAGTTTCATTGAATATCTAAAAAATGTTGATGCAAACTCATAAGGAAGAGAAGGAGTGTATGAAGCATGATTGTCAATATCAATAACAGCACATACGAGATGAACAGCAAACAGTACAAAGCAGTTCTTGATACGGCGAGCAAAGCGGTTACCTGCGGCATATACGCCATTGAGAAGAACAAGGTAGCAATCATGCTTCGAGAGGAATATAAAAGCAAGGAAGAGCTGAAACAGGCAGTTGGAAATTATACGGCGAAAGGGTTCAAGGTGCATTGGAAATGAAAAAAACACGTTCAAAAATTATAATCAAAACTAGAAAAGGCGGTTACACAAAGATTTATGCTAACGGAAAATGGCAAAAGGGAGTGTATAATATTGATTTCCATGCTGACTGCACGCCATTGAGATATCCGTACATAAAAGTTTCATGCGAATTTGACAAAAATAAGACTGATAAAAACGGTTCGGTTATTTACGACCCGGAAAAAGAAGAAATTGCAAAAGAACACGTAGTTGCAAGAATTTAGAAGGAGATTTTATGAAGAAGCTATTTGTAAGCGTGCCAATGAAAGGCAGAACAGAGGAAGAAATCAAAGCAAGTATTCAAAAGATGAAGAAGATTGCTGAAATCTACGAGGGTGAGGAATTGAAGCTTATCGACAGTTATACTAAGAGTACCCCACCTAAAGATAGTAAAGAAGATGTATGGTACTTGGGCGAGAACCTTAAGAAACTGGCACGGGCTGATGTATTTATTGGAATATGCGAGAGCTACGATTGGAACGGCTGTAGCATTGAAAGAGAAACAGCAGAAAAATATGGCATTAAAGCATATATGATTCCGGTAAGGTATGTAATTGATGATTATAATGCACTTATGTACAAATTACATCCGGCTTGCGGTGATGCAATGCCAACAATCTAACAATATATTTACCGGCCAACAAATGGAGTTAGTCGCTAACCAACAAAAATTATTGGCAGAGGTCTTAATGCACTTCTGCTTTTTTGCGGAGGTGCTTTTCTTTTGGCAAGTTCAAGTCTAATTTCCACAGTAAATGGATATGAAAATTACATACAGGCACATGGCGTTGATGAACAGGTTATAGATGCATACATACAAGCCGTAGCGGTTGCCTTAAGGACAGAACATGACGTTGATTATGGATTGAAAATATCCGCAAAGGCGAAACAACTTATAGCAAGATATGTCAAACAATATACAGGAGGCAGAGTTGCAGACTTAGAAGTGTATGCCTGGGAACATGATACGACATATAAGGTGCTCCAACAATTCTACGATGTTTTGATGTATGAATCAGCCTATCTTGTGGACAGCTTTTTTTATTACATTGAAATTGATGAAAAGGACCCGTGGAAAAGATTTTATTTTCCAAGAAGAAAAGTGCTACAGCCTGTAGTCGGAGCATATCAGGAGATTTATGATGGAAAATTGGATTTTCTGTCTGTATCGCAACCGAAAAGAACTGGAAAAACAACAGGCGGTCTGAAATTGGCGCAGATGATGGGTGGACGCGACCCGGACGGAAGTATATTCGGTGTTGGAAAAGGCGAAGGACTTGTTAAGCGATTTTATGGTGGCTTATTGCAAGGATTTGAAACAGAAAGCACGTACAATAGATTCTTAAGTGTTTTCCCGGAAGCAACAAAGATAGGCGAAAAAGAATATAAAAGTGCTGAAAATCTATCAATCGACCTTAAAAGCAAGAATATTTTTCCGACATTTACATGCCGTCCGATTGATGGCGCAATCGTAGGATGTACTGAAGCAAATGTACTTGTCTATATTGATGACTGCGTTAAAAACCATGAGGAAGCACGAAATAGAGATAGATTAGAGTTTCTTTGCGAGAAAGTAACAGACGATGTTCTCGGTAGACGATTAGAGGGAACACCTATTATCATACAGGGAACGAAATACAGCTTGTACGATCCAATTACAGCTTTACAAAATAAAGCTGATGAATTGGAGTGGAGATGGAAAGAAGTTGCGATTCCGGCACTTGACCCAATCACAGATGAAAGCAATTGGGAGATTTATCGAAAAGATAAAAAAGGATTGCGGAAGATATTCACAACCGGTTACTACCAAAAGGAACGAAAACTTGTTTCGGAAGAAACGTGGGCGGCAGAGTTCCAACAAGAACCATTTGAAGCAAAAGGGCGAATGTTTGCAGAGAATGAGCTTAATTATTTTGAGGAACTTCCTTTTGATCAAGAACCAGATGCAATTATGGCGGCTTGTGACAGTGCTGATAAGGGAGAAGATAGCTGCTCAATGCCAATTGGCTATGTGTACGGCAACGAGGTTTATATCGTAGATGTAGTGTTCGATAATGCCGGAACACAATTTACCAAGCCGGAATGCGCAAATATGCTTATTAAGCACAACGTAAAGACGGTTACATTCGAGAGCAACAGTGCCGGAGAATATTTTGGTCGCGATGTAATGGACATTGTAAAAGAGCAAGGTGGAAGATGTAGCGCACGGTTCAAGTTTAATTGTTCAAATAAAATAACTCGAATGGAAAATGCGAGAGATAATATCATTCGAGATTATTATTTTCGCGATTTCAAGAAAATGGACAGGCAGAGCCAATATTACAAGTTTATGAAAGAACTTACGACCATGACAAGAAGTGGAAAAGTAAAGCATGATGATGCACCGGATTCAGTTGCGTTGTTTGAAAATGAGATGCGAAGCGGAACACAAGCAAAGGTAGAAGCAGCAGTAAATCCGTTTAGGAGGTATTGATATGGTAAACAAAGATATTTTAAATCAATACTTAGATTTAAGAGAAGAAGTAAAAGAAGTAAGGAATAAAATTGAAAAGCTTGAAAAATACATAGAAAAAATTGAGCAGGAAGGAACGGTTATTGATAGCGTTTCTGGCGGAAATGGTGGAAACCAACATTTTAAAATAGAAGGAATACCATTGCCAGAATATAGGCACAAAAAAACCTTGTTATATTCCAGAAAAACCACCCTCGAAATTTTGGAAAACGAACTTCTTGAAAAAACAAATGAAGTAGAAGAGTTTATTGCAAATATAAAAGATAGCAGAATTAGAAGAATAATTAACCTTAGATTTTTAGAAAATCAATCTTGGAATAAGGTTGCCGACCAAATAGGAGGCAATAACACAGAAGACAGCGTTAGAAAAGCGTTCGATAGATTTATGAAAGAGTAAAGTTGTCCGATATGTCCGGTTTTTTTCTGATATAGTTATAATCGAAGAAGTCAACAAATAGTTGAACACTTTACCATCCCCCACATTGAACGAGCATCGTAGAGAAATCTCCGGTGCTTTTTCTTTTGCAAAGAAAAGAGGACTTTATGGTATATACACAAAAAACAATCTATTGCCCGCGTTGCGGAAGAAAAGTTGCCACACACGATGGGCGTTCAACAATGAACATTTCTGTGGAATGTAGGAAATGTCACAAGAAAGTTGTTTTTTATCCGGAGAATGGGAAGACGGAATTAAAATCTCTTCCAATCCGGTCAACATCCAGTGGGATGACGTTTATTTAGGAGCCAATTATGAATAATAAATCTCTCCAAGATCTTGTTAAGGGCTGTTATGGGCGAAAAATTTTATATACTGATGTTGAAACCATCACAGCAGACAATATTGTCAAGGTGGTTGGAGACTGCATCGGAAATTATTATTACAACAAAACCATCATAGAATACCTATGGCGGTATTACAAAGGAGATCAGCCGATTTTATACCGATTAAAGGTACAAAATGCTGATATTACAAACAAAATAGTAGAAAATCATGCGTATGAGATTGTTCAGTTCAAAGTAGGTCAGACATACGGTGAGCCAATCCAGTTTATCAGTCGAAAAGATGACGATGTGATCAATAAGGCAGTGGATGCGCTGAATGACTATCTTGTAGACGCAAATAAGCAGGAAAAGGATATTAAAGCTGGTGAATGGCAGTCAGCAACCGGAACATCTTTCAAGGCTGTGAGATTTGCAAATGGAGATATACCATTTCAGATTGTTGCCCCTACTCCAATGAATACGTGTGTTATTTATAATCGGAGCACGGAAGAACCGGTGGTTGCGGTGCAGGAGCTTAAAGACGAAGATGGAAGATGGTACAAACTGTGCTATACGGACAACTATTCATGTAAACTTCAAAACGGAGTAGTTTCTGAATGGAAATTGCATGCATTTGGAAGTATACCTATTGTTGAGTTTCCAAATAATCATGAGAGAATTTCTGATATTGAGCTTGTCATAGGTATTTTTGATGCCATAAACAATATGCAGTCAAACAGAATGGATGGAATTGAGCAGTTTGTTCAGTACTGGGTCAAGTTTGTGAACTGTGAAATCGACCAAAAAACGTTTGAAGAGATGAAAATGAGCCATGCTTTGACGGTAAAGTCCAATAACAAGGATAACAAAGCCGATGTTGAGATTATGACGCAGGAACTAAATCAGAGCCAGTGTCAGGTGGCAAAAGATGATTTGTGGGACAATGCCTTGGCAATATTAGCAATACCAAACAGAGAGTCCCAAAACTCTGGAGGAGATACACAAGGAGCAGTATCATTAAGGGCTGGATGGGATTTTTCAAAGACAAGAGCAAAATTAAAAGACCCAATTGTGAAATCGGCAGAGAAGAGACTTGCAAAAGTTGTCTTAAATGTAATACGCGTTAAGGACAATGATTTGAAATTGTCAATGAGGGATTTTGATGTGCAAATCAATCATAGCCCGCAAGACAATATGTATACAAAGTCGCAAACACTATATCAGCTTTTAGAGTGCGGCATACATCCTCTTATTGCCATTAAAACGGTGGGGCTTTGGGGAGATGCTGAAAAGACATTCCTCTTGTCTAAGCCATATATAGATGCGTTGTGGAAAACAATTGATAATGCAGAAGAGCAGGAACAAAAAGCACAGGAAATTGTAAACCAATTAAATAAACAGCAAAATAAGACAGCTACCGAGTAATCGGTGGCTGTTTTTATTTTATAAAAATTCGCAAAGTTGTGAGCGTAAAAATCAACAGTGTCATTCGGTGTCGTTGCACCGCAAAAATTCGTAAAGACATATCGGAGGTAATCAATGAAAAGAGAAGAGTTAATTGCAATGGGTATCAGTGAGGAAAATGTTGAGAAAATCATTGCTGATTACGGCAGTGCCGTACAGAGAGAACAGGCAAAAGCAGCAGAGCTTAAGGCAAAGGCAGACAGCGCAGATGAGTTGCAGAAAAAGCTGGATGAAATGGAAGCAGGAAACCTCACGGAACTTGAAAAAGCAAACAAGGCGTTAGAGACAGCAAATCAGCAGATTGCAGATATGCAGAAGAAAAACGCCATTAGAGACCAGCGCGAAGCATTGATGGAAAAGTTAAAAATCAATGCAGAGCAGGCAAAATCCGTTGTCAAGGATAATGGAAGCCTTGATTATGACGCTCTTGGAAAGATTACAGCCGAAAAGGAAACCGCGGCAGCGCAGGCAAAGGAACAGGAGATTGCGAATAATTCTGCAAATCCGGGCGGCGGCAATAGTAACCAGAATTTAGAGAAAAAGACAGAAGCGGAAAAAATAGCCACAAGTCTTATCTCGGGCAATTCAAAAAGCCAAAACAGCGATGTTTTGTCACATTATTTAGGAGGTAATTAAAAATGTCAAACATGCAATATGAACAGATTTCATATGCCGGAAACGTTCAAATCTTAAAAAGACTGCCTAACGAAGCAATTCCAATGACACTTGATTTTACAGATGTTGTTGAAAAGACGGCTGACGGCAGAAAGATTGTAAAGGCTGGCACACCAATCGGAAAAAATGGAAAGGCAGACAACACGGCAACGGTCGTAGGCATTTTGAGATACGATGTTACAGAAGACAGACCGCAGGGTGTGCTTTTAAAGAAAGCATATATAAATAAAAACGTGGCTGAAAAGCATTCCGGCGTTACATATGACGCAGGCGTTTCTACAGCGCTTCCAATGATTGTATTTGAATAATTTAGGAGGTATATAGATGTTAATTAATGAAGTGTTAAACAGTAAGTCTATTGCGCTTACAACAACAGAAGAAGCAAGTAATCAAATCCCATACCTCGGATTAAATTGGTTTCCGGAAAGAAAGAAACAGGGGCTTGATTTAAGCTGGATTAAGACACATAAAGGGCTTCCGGTATCGCTTGCACCGTCAAATTTTGACACAATTCCAACGCTTAGGGCAAGAGAGGGGTTAAGCAAAGAAAAAACACAAATGGCGTTTTTCCGTGAAGGCATGGAAGTCGGAGAAGAAGAAATGCTTGAAATTGAACGTATTAGTTCTACAGATGACCCGTATCTTAAAAGTGCCTTATCAAGCGTGTATGACGATACTAACAACCTTGTGAGCGGCGCAGAAGTTGTGCCGGAACGCATGAGAATGTCACTTCTTGCTACAGAAGCAGGACACCCGGTTATTACTATTGAAAGTGACGGTGTACAGTACGCATATGATTACGACAAAGACGGTTCATATGCAAAAGACCATTATGCAAAGCTTGAGGACACAAGCATGTGGAGTGACACAGTAAACTCCAAGCCGCTTACTGACCTCAACAACGCTCGAAAAAAGTTACAGAAGAAAGGCAAGATTGCTAAATACGTGCTTATGAACACCAATACATTCCAGTATTTGCTTGAAAATGCACAGATTAGAAATTCAATTCTTGCGCAGAATCTCACGGCAACAATTGAGGTTGATGACGACACGGTAAATTCAGTTGTTCAGAAGCGCACAAAGCTTACAATCGTTTTGTATGACAAAATGTATATGGACGAAGCTAAAAAGGAGCATTATTTTTATCCTGACAACAAAGTAACACTGTTACCGGAAGGAAAACTTGGAAGTACATGGTTTGGAACGACACCAGATGAAAGAACTGCAAGACAGGTCGCTGACGTTGATGTGACAACATACGGGACAGGAATCACAGTCGCTACAAAGGTTGAGTATGGTCCGCCAATGAAAATGTCAGTATTTGCTTCCGAGGTAGTATTGCCGTCTTACGAAAATATGGATAGCACATTTGTACTTGAGGTTCATCATGATTAATCGGAGGTAGCATATGAAATATCCATATATTGTTATTAAAAACGGGAAATGGTATGAGGCAGGTGAAGAAGTCCCGGACACTGTTTCGGGAGAGAAATCTTCCGGAGGGTACACCAAGACAGAGATTAACAGAATGAGCACTGCTGATTTACAGGCACTTGCCGCTGAACATGGGATCGAGGGTGCAGAAGAAATCAGTGGAGCGGAACTGAAACGCATTTTGATCGAGCAGTTCGGATTGTAGGTGGGGAAGAATGGACGAATATACAACATTAGAGCAGGTCAAAATCAGACTGAAACAATTTCATATTGAAACCGTTACGGATGAAGATGGTGTTACTTCTGATGTTGTCGTGTTCGACCAGAAAGAAGATAATCCTTACATCGAACAGCTTATCAAGCAGGCAAGAAATGAAGTGGTAAGCAAGCGGAATTACCCGGAAAGCTACACGGATGAAAAAATATCCGAAGACTTGAAACAGTTTGAGGATGTAATCGTCAATTTAGCCTTGTACGACCATTCACAGGCAGGAGAAGCCTATATGGCAAGTTATTCAGAAAACGGCGTAAGCCGTAGCTGGAAAGACAGGGAAAGCTTGTTTGTTGGAGTATTTCCGTTTGTAAAAGCATTATAACCGTATGGGATTCCATCTGGTTAGAAGATTGTGCGTTACGTTTTGCCGACGTCGGCAAAACGTAGCAGGCGGCACACATTGAGCGGTGGTGGGCGGTGTGCCATAAAAATGAAAGGCGGTATATGATTTGACGATTGAAATATCAACAGCAATCATTATAAGCGTGCTGTCGCTTGGTTTTTCCGTCTTTATGGGCTTGAAGAGCAACAAAAGGACAGACAACACGGATCTTGAAGAACGCGTGAGGGAGAACACACGCATTAACATGAAGTTGGATGCCATTTCAAACAACACGACCGAGATCAAAAATGAAGTTTCAGAGATGCGAAAAGAAATCAATTCTCATGACAACAGGATCATAAAGGTGGAGGAAAGTGTGAAATCGGCTCATCACAGAATTGACGGAATAGAAACCCGTCTTAATGATGAAAAGGAGGTTTAATCATGGATATTATACAGTCGGTAATTGCTAACATGACAATTATTCTGGCGATTATTGGTACGCTGGCATTTGTTGTGTCTGTGGTAACACAGGTAATCAAAGGTGTAGGCGTATTTTCTAAGGTTCCGACGGACATCTTGGTATTTGTTCTTTCCATCGGTATCACGGTCGCTGCGTTTGTGGCATACATGCAGTACATCCAGACATCAATTTTATGGTATATGATTTTGGCAGCTATTATTGCAGGATTTATTGTTGCGTTTGTCGCGATGTATGGCTGGGAAAAGCTTTCTGAACTGTGGACGCGGTTCGGCAAGGATGTGAAGTGAAATGCTTGAAATTAACAAGCAAAAAATGAATTATTCGCTACAGAGCGGAAAGGTGCCGGTATATGTGACTGATGATGATGGTAACATCGAATATTCCTCATACACGGATTCAGATGGAAATGTAATTTATTACCTCGATAAAGATGGAAACAAAATACCGAAAACAACCGGAGAGTATACCACAGGTTACGAGAAGCCTGTGGTTTTTTATTCTTCAATCAGCAATAAGTTGAGTGAAGCACTTATAAAAGAGTTTGGCGTTGACAATTCCACAAACTTTGTTCAAATTGTCGAGGACAAAGGGAAACTTCCATTGAACGTCGGTTCTTTGGTATGGAAACGGTCAGATGTAAGGTACAAAGATGAAGAGAATACAATCGTTGACGAAAATTCGGCTGATTACATCGTAAAAGGTGTTGCAGACGAGGGATTGACGGTTGATTTGTTCTTATTGCAAAAAAATGTGAAGTAGGTGCGGCATGGGAAAGAAAGTAATCACAATGAGCCTGTCTGAAAAGTCTATTCAGAAAGCCATACGAGAGCTTAGAGCCTATCAAAACAGCTTGACATATAAATGTCAGCTATTGGCAGAAAAACTCGCGGAAAAGGGCGTAGAGATTGCCAGAGTGCAAATTGCTGACCTTGACGCAATATTCACATCGGAACTGATTTCAAGTGTTCACGTGGAATACGAAGGAAGCACTAAGGGCGGCGGGATATGGGCGGTAATAGCCGGTACAGACCATGCCGCATTTGTTGAGTTTGGAACCGGAATTGTGGGACAGCAAAGTCCTTATCATGGGAAACTGCCGGAGGGTGTTTCGTGGCAGTACGCAAGTGGAAAAACTATACATCAGATTTCAGATGGAAGATATGGATGGTTTTATCAGGACGACAATGGCGATTGGTGGTTTACAGAGGGAATGCCAAGCCGACCATTTATGTATCTGACCGCAAATGAGTTGCGTCAGATTGTTACACAGACAGCGAAGGAGGTGTTTGGATAATGGCAGGCAACCAGTGGGTATTTGACCTTGAAACAAACATTTTTTCCAATGTTGTAACGATAGCAAAACCAAAACTCCAGAAGAAATACAAAAGCATGAATTTTGACACTGCATTTACAACGGTTGAAAAGAACCTAGATAAAGACCCTGTTTTCCCGACTATTTACATCCATGAGATGCCGGGGCTTGAACGTGGGGCAGATTTAGAGGGCACATCCGTAAATGCGGTGCAGGAAACAATACAGGTTGACGTCATTACAAACACAAAGCAGAGCGATGCAAAAGGGATTATGGCTATTTTAGCTGATGCCTTTAAACAGATGCGATTTCAAATTACAGCAATGCCGGAGTTTAAAAATGACAGTGAAAAAAAATTTAGAAGCGTTGCAAGGTTCCGGCGGATAATCGGAGCCAACGACAGATTGATGTAAAAGAGCCGAAAGGCTCTATTTTTTATGCACCGGGTGCAAAAAGATGCGCCCGATAACCGCATTATTTGGCGGTAGAAAGAGAGGTAAAAATGGCAGAAGCAGGATTGTCTACGTTAGGAATTACGTTTGGCTATGGCACAGAAGCGACAGCCGGAACAAAGCCTACATCGTTTAAACAGCTTACAAGAATTAACGCAATCGGCGGTATTAACATTGAGCCGGAACAGATTGACGCATCTGCATTAGAAGATGCTATTACCAGATATGTAAAGGGTCGCGCAGATACCGGTGGCTCTTTCCCTATCACGGTAAACCTTACGGATGCCACAAAGGAAGAGTGGGAAGCACTTATCACGGCGTATAAGGCGCTTTCCGGCGGGAAAAGAATGTGGTTTGAAACTATTATCCCGGGATTTACCGACGCGTTTTTTGTTGTGGCTCAGCCGCCAGAGCAGATTCCACAGCCGGAGATTGGTCAGAACGAACTTTTGACGGTTGAAATGAATCTTACCATTGAAGAATACAAGGGCATGGACACCGCTGTAGCTTTTACACCGGGGGAATAACACGTCAGTCGAATAGTTCGGTTGGATCGGCTGACGATAACCAGACAACCGAGCCAGAGCTTGAAGAAACAATTTAAAAGAACAGGGCGGTCTTCGGACTGCCCTTTCCCTATATGAGAGGGAGAAAGGGAAAGAAAATGACAAAATTAAAATTTGGCGAGAAAGAATTACAGATCAAGTTTGGATATGAAGCAACCGTGAAAAGCGGAATTATCAAGAAAGTAGCAAAATTAGACCAGATGGAAGATATTGAAGCGGTTGACGAAATCCTTTTATTTCTTCCAGAGTTAATCCTTGTAGGCGCGCAGAAGTTTCACAAAGAGGAACTTGGATACAATCCGGACAATGAGGGAGAAAAGGAACAGCAGCTTGGAAAAGTATATGCCATGCTGGATGATTACTTTGACGGAGAAGATGCAGATGTTCAGGTACTTTACAATGCACTTTTAGCGGAGCTGCTTGAAAACGGTTTTTTATCAAAACTGCTCAAAGCAGATCAGAAAGAAGCGGAGAAGAAAACTCCGAGGAAAAAGTAGAAGAACAGAGAGAACTTACATGGGAAACGTATTGCGCGGAAATCCGCCCATTCTGGCTTTTAGTCACTAAAGGGTATGGATTTACCGTGCATGATATAGACGCGTCCTGCCCGGCTGATTTACAGCCTTATGCGGATGCTTACAACTTAGATAAAAAGCAAAGAGACAATGAGATGTGGATGTGGTTTGGAACATATGGATTGTCTGCGGTATCGGTGGCAGTAGAACATTGCCTTGCCGGTCGGAAAGCAAAATCAAAGTATATTGAAAAACCAATCAATGAACAGCAAGGAAAATATGATTCGGAAATGACGGAAGAAGAAATTAAGAAACAGAGAGAGCTATTTGTGGCAAAGCTCAAAATTATGCAGTCAAACTATGAGTTGAGCCATCCAAAACCAGAAAAGAACTTGGAGGTATAAATATGTCAATTAGAATTGGATCTGCAAGACATGATGAAAATGGGAAATTGACCGGTGGGAGACCGGGAGATCAGACCGGAACAGAAGTAAGTATGCAAAACTTTTATGTTCATAAAAAAGGATGGTATGTGTTAAGGCCAAAAACAAAAGATATGGCGGATAAACTGGCAGAATCAATGATTACAGCGTGCAATAATGATAATATTGGCTACTGTCAGGGACACCGGCTTGGAATTGTCAAATATGGTATTAATTCAAAAGTAAAAACAGAAGCAGATTGCGGCACAACGGTACGTGCATGCATTATTCATGCAACTGGAAAAGATGTTGGAAATTTCACCACATCAAATGAAAAATCTGTACTTCTTTCTAGTGGCATGTTTGATGACATTGGAGGTTATGCGGCAGGAATGGTTCTTTACAACGGAGATGTTATTGTCACAAAAACAAAAGGTCATACAGCGATTGTGACAAGCGGAAACCCTAGAAAAAATGTAAAAGATCATTTAAACCCATACCCGGAACCTGCAAGGATTTTAAAGAAAAAATTCCCTTGCATGAGAGGGGATGATGTGAGATGGCTTCAGACGGAGCTTATTTATCACGGATGCCTGGATGAAAAAGATAAAAAGGGAAACAGTAATGTGGACGGTATTCTTGGAAATGATACGGCGACCGGTATTGGAACATTCCAGAAAAAAGTCGGAATTACAGTAGATAAGAAATGCGGACCGGTTACAAGAGAAAAATTAAAAGAGTAGATCAAGGACGGTAAGGTGTCACAGCCTACCGTCTTTTTATTTTGCATAGAAAGTTGGTGCATATATGGCAGACATTGATGAATTACAAATAAAAATCAAAGCTGACTCTGCAAAAGCAAGTAATTCCATAGAAAGCCTTGTAAACAGCATGAATAGGCTCCGGGAAAGCATATCGTTTGACACTGCAAAACTTTCAAATATTGCAAGCGGAATCAGAAGCATTTCCGATGCGGCTACCGGATTCAAAGGTGGTAAATCTTCGGAAATCACATCAATGGTGCGGGCACTCAATAAATTTTCTGGTGTTGATGCAAATTCTATCCACGGAATATCTTCTGCTGTGAGAGATCTTGCATCTGGAATAGCAAGTGTTAAGGCTGTTGATACAAGCGGACTCACAAGCATGGTGTCGGCACTGTCAAAAATTGGTGGCAAGGCATCTACACAGGCGACAAAGAATCTGCCGGCTTTATCTGCGCAGTTACAAAACTTTGTACGCCAGATGAACAAGATAGGTGCATTGAATTTTGATATGACCAATATGAGCAACCTTGTAACAGCCATATCAAGGCTTGGAAGCGTTGCAAGCGGACGTGCAGTAACAAATATACCTTTGCTTGCTGACAACCTTAAATATCTGTTTGAGACACTCTCAAAAGCACCAAATGTAAGCGCAAATATTTTACAAATGACACAGGCACTTGGAAATCTTTCAAACAGATCTGGCGGTGCGATTACTGGATTAAATAACAGCATCAGTAATCTTTCCGGTTCTTTCCTTGGATTTAAGACATCCACAGGAAAAGCATTGATCGGACTCAAGTCATTCACAAGACAGATTTTATCCTCTATGGGGATTTATCTTGGTCTGTACGGAGCGATCAGAGGAATAAAAAATGCAATCGACATATCATCGGCATTAACAGAGGTTCAGAACGTTGTTGATGTTACTTTTGGTGACATGTCAAAAAAAGTCAATGACTTTGCACAGGACTCTATACGTCAGTTCGGTATGTCAGAACTGACATTGAAACAGACGGCAAGCCGATTCCAGGCAATGGGAACAGCCATGGGAATTGACAGCAGTTTGATAAAGAAAGCTAATGAGTTTTTGAATAAGCAGACAGATGGCTATATTGGTTTGTCTGATTCCATGGCTGATGTGTCTTTGAATTTAACAAAATTAACTGCTGATATGGCATCTCTGTATAACATAGATCAGGATGTTGTGTCGCAGGATTTAGCTGCAATATTTACCGGACAGACACGTCCATTAAGAGATTACGGTCTTGATCTTACACAGGCAACCCTTAAAGAGTGGGCGATGAAACAGGGATTAGATTCTGATATCGAGTCTATGTCACAGGCTGAAAAGACAATGCTCCGGTATCAGTACGTCCTTGCCAATACGCAGACAGCACAGGGAGACTTTGCGCGTACTGCTGATTCGTGGGCGAACCAGATCAGAATTTTAAAACAGTCGTTCGAACAGCTTGGCAGTGTTATTGGTGGGGCATTAATCAATGCTTTCAAACCATTCGTAAAAGCACTCAATTCCGTTTTACTGGTTGTTATCAGCTTTGTTACAAAGGTTACAAACGCTTTAGGCGCAATCTTCGGATGGAAATATGAGGATTCCGGTGCAGGTCTTGCGGATAGTTTTTCAGATGCGGCAGAAAGCGCAGATGATGTTGCGGACAGTACCGGACAGGCGGCAAAGAACATTGACAAGATGAATAAGGGTGTCCGTCAGTTTGATGAATTGAAACTGATTACCACAAATGATGGTTCTGGCAAAAAAGGTTCGGGCGGTTCCGGCGGCGGTGGCGCATCAGGCGGTGCCAGTGGCGGTAAACTCGTCAAGACTGATACCATTTTCAAAAATTACGAAAGTGATATTAAAAATCTGAAACAACTTGGAAAATACATCAGTGATGCCTTATCAAAAGCTATGGAGTCTATCAACTGGGATAAGATTTATTCCAAGGCAAGAAATTTCGGCAAAGGCTTGGCAGATTTCCTTAATGGTCTTATCAATCCGAGACTGTTTGGAAATGTAGGAAAAACGATTGCCGGGGCACTGAATACGGCGATTTATGCCACACTTTCCTTTGGCCAGACATTTGACTGGTCAAACCTTGGAAAATCACTGGCAGAGGGAATAAATAAATTCTTCCAGACATTTGATTTTAAGGCACTTGCAGAAGATATAAATGTTTGGGTACAGGGAGTTTACAAGACGATTAAGACCATGATAGAAAATATCAAGTGGTCTGATGTTTGGAAAGGCGTAAAAGATTTTCTTTCAAACATTGATATTGAGACAGTTGAAATTCTTCTTGGAGCATTTGCTCTGAAACTTGCAGGCAAACTGTTAACAGGGAAACTTCTCAAGGAGACTATTGGAAAATTAATAGGAGCGAAATTCACAGCCGCTTTTGGTTCAACGGCGGTAAAATCATTGCTCTCTTATGCAATTCCTATTTCACTTGCTGTAGTAGTGGCAACGTTATCTTTTACGGTTGGAAAAGATAGCATAAAAAAAGATGCTAATAATTTAGAAAAAGCGTATGAAAAAGGCGGTTTTCTGCAATATCTTCAGGAAAGTTTTAAACAACTTCTTAATCCGTTTGAATGGATTAATGCATATGGCGGTGGAGTTTTGAGCCATGATACTGTGATGGACAAATTAGGCATTGGAAATGGAATGAATGTTGATGAATTTGTCAAAAATCTGCCTAAAAAGGAAGATTACAAATCATTAGATGATTTCCAAAAAGCATTAAATGAGTTCAATGATAATATGCCTAATAAATTAAATGTACCTGACAGCTTTGATCTAAAGGCGTGGATAGATGAATGGAAGAATATAAACGGATTAGATGATGTAGATTTACGAGCAGATGTCGTCCTTCCAAATTTACAGGAGAAGATTTCCGAGTTCAAAGACAATGTCAAAGAATGGTGGGGATTGAATGTAGAACTACCCGTTCGCAATAAATTAACAACAACTTTAGAGGATGTTTCTTCATGGTGGGAAGATGTAAAAGAATATTGGGGAGAAAAAAAGCTTTCAATACAGACAGAAATAGGAGAAATAAAAGGTAAAATAGAAGAAAAGTGGAATGAAGCTTTAACTTACATTCAGGAGAACATTTTCCCGTGGTTCACAAAGAAAAAGTGGATGGAAGTAGGGAATGGAATAAAAGAGGGATTGTCTGCTAAATGGGATGAGTTTTCCGATTGGTGGCAGAATACCGGAATATATAATTGGTGGGAAAATCATGTGAAGCCATGGTTTACAAAAAAAAGATGGGATGAGCAGGGAGACGGAATGAAAAAAGGTCTTTCTGAAAAATGGGGCGAATTTAGTAACTGGTGGAGTACATCTGGAATTGGTTCTTGGTGGACAAATCATGTAGAACCGTATTTTACAAAAGATAATTGGACATTCAGTGGCATTTCTGACGGATTGAAGCAGGCATTTGATAATGCTGTTGCAGGAATTAAGCAGGTATGGAATAATTTTGCAACGTGGCTTAATTCAAAACTGTCTTTTTCATGGGATTCTGTAAATATTGGTGGAAAAGAAATAATTCAAGCTGGCAATATTAACCTCGGGAAAATACCAACATTTGCAACCGGAGGCTTCCCGGAAGATGGTTTATTTTTTGCAAATCACGGAGAAATGGTCGGGCAGTTTAGCAATGGAAATACAGCGGTTGCGAATAACAGCCAAATCGTAGAAGGAATTAAAGCAGGAGTAAAAAGCGCAGTATCAGAAGCATTGACACCATATCTGTCACAAATCGCACAGAATACAAGTGAAAACAGCGGAATTAAAGTTGAATTAGACGGCAAGGTAATATATGACAGTACAGTTAAGCAATGGAAGAGTGAAGCAAGAAGAACACAGAGAAATCCAGTTCCAATATTTTAGTGACAAATACCGCCGCTTGTGGTAGAATCATTTTATTACAAGTGGTGGGAGGTAAACAATATGGAATATAGAGAGATTGATTTTCTTTGCGGTTGGACTATTGAACGAGCTGTAAAGGAATTGCACGAAAGAGCAAAGGATGGTAATAAATATTGTGGTGAATTCAATGGAAATAAACTAACATCTGATATGTCTTTAGATGATGCTTATATGCTTTGTATAGGTAAAACTTTTGACGAATTTAATAAAGAGCAAGAAGAAAGTCGTCAAAGATTAATTCGTGAAGAGGAAGAACATAAAAGAAAAATCCCTGAATTATCAAAGTATTGGATAGAAGAAGGTCATAAGGTTTTATCTAAAGATAAATGGAATATGTGGGATAAGTGTGTTCCTATTCGACTTAATGATCTATACAGAGGAATGGAACTTGGTCAATGCTTAGATATTATCAAAACTGTTAAAGAAAAATCTATTCAAGATGGAATTGAAATTATGAAAAATCAGGGACATTCTGGTATGTCATGGGGATTAATGAAGTCTATGATTAGAGAATTTTGTGATTGTGGCAATGAGTTCTTAGAACAGTTAGGAGACCAGCTATGAATGAAAAAAGTGAAACAAAATTATGCAAATACTGTCAGACGGAGATTCCAGCTAAAGCAAAAATTTGCCCTAATTGCAAAAAAAAGCAGGGTGGGGCAACAAAGTGGTTTGTTGCGGTGGTTATAGTTATAATCCTGTTGATTGCCACATTTGGCGGAAACGGAGAAAACAACGATGCAGTTGCTGATTCTACCGAGCAAAATAAAAAAGTTTCTTCTATTAGTACGGTAGATAACAAGGAAGCGACAAGAGAAGAAGTTTCTGATTCTGATTTTTTGGTAAAAGAGTATCTGTACGAAAACACAATAGGAGACACATTAGATTTTTTGATTGTAACAAATAATTCAAACACGAATGTCGCAATTTCTGGGAACGCTATAGCCAAAGATTCAAGTGGGAATTCAATAGGAGCCGCCGACATGAGCATTGATGTATTGGGAGTAGGGGAAACATCTATTGGCGTTTTCTATTTTGATAGTGTGTCCGGAATTGACAAGGTGGATTACACATTAGATTATGACGAAAACCCATATTATAAACCGGTTGTAAATGATTTATCCGTTGAACAGACATTTAATGATGAAAACGTGACTGTATCCGTGACCAATAACAGCACAAATCCGGCGCTTTTTGTAAGCGCGTATGCAATATTTTTTGACAGTAGTAATAATGTGGTAAATTACAACAGCACATATATTACAGATTCAGACAGTGAGATTAAACCAGGGAAAACTATTTCAGATCAGCTTGATTGCTATGGGAAATACGATCATGCAGAAGTATATTTTACTGGAAGAGCAGATAAATAGAATAATAAACTAAAGGAGAAGAATGTATGTACGACAAAGAAAAAGGGATTTATCCATCTGGAGGATATCTTGTTGGTAGAGATTTACCATTGGGCGGTTATGTTTTTACTGCAAAAAACGGTCAAAAAGGTTGCGTTACTCTTTACAAAAGCTATAAAGATTTTAAAGAAGAGGAAATGGAATTAACCTATGAATACTTTGAAGAAGATTATCATTTATCGCTAATGGAAGATGGTAATTACTTATTGGTGGAAAATGCAACAATACAGAAAATATAAGAGGAAGCGCAGAGATGCGCTTCTTTTTTGATTTATTTAGCACCTATCATACACGGTAGGTGCTATTTTTGTACCCATTTTTAGGAGAATAGCCATGAAAAAATATAAACCAATAGACTGGAGCAAGTGCCCGGAAAGTTGCACACCAATAGGAAATCCGAATAATTGCGTCGTGGCGGATATTCTGCCGGACGGAAAAACGGAAATCTTATTTTTAAGTGATGATAACGGTGTTCATATTTGTAAATCTGAAAAGACAACTTGATTGGAGGTGTTCGCATGGCGTACAGCGGATGGCTGTTAAAGATTGGAAATTACACAGTACCAATGTCTTTTATGAAACCGGAGACATATAGCTCATATGTGAATATGCAGGACTTAGATGATTATCCGGATGCCAACGGTTATCTACATAGAAATGCCGTGGAATTAAAGGCGTTAAAGGTCGAATTTGAAACCCCAGCTATGCTGACAAATAAGACTTTCAATGAGGTTTTAAACAATATTAGAAGCCAGTTCACAAATGCGACAGGGAGAGCCTGCTATATCACAGCGTATATCCCGGAATATGACGATTATGTGACACAGTACGGTTATATGGCAGATTTTCAGCCTACGATATACGGAACATATGATGGAATAATTCGTTACAATTCAGTTCGGCTTGCTTTCATAGGGGGTGTGTATGGTGGTTAATTATAAATATGGCGACTTGTTCAAAAAAGATACGGTCGATAAGCAATTATCCATCGTATCTGATGACGGAAAAATCAATATCACAAATACAGAACTACACCAAGAAAAATTCGAATTGACAGAAAGTTTGTGTTCGGAACAGGAATTGACGTTTGGATCATGCGAAGCCGCCATGATTAAATTCACGGTGTCAAATACATTTTTGCCAATGAAGGGCAGATGGATGACAGTAAGGATGTCTCTTGGTGGACATACAGATGTTCCATTTCAGTTCGGGAGATATAAGGTTGATTCTGATACGCCTACGGCAGACAGGACGTGCCGTGATGTTGTCGCATATGATGCTCTTTATGACATTTTAAATGCAGATGTGGCAGCATGGTATAACACTGTCTTTCCATCCCATAAAGAGCAGCAGAAAGATAAAGATGGAAAAACTACGACTGTTACAGTTTATGATCCGGTCACAATGAAGCAATTCCGGGACAGCTTTTTTAATCACTTCGGGATTGAGCAGGCTGATATTATACTGGTTAATGACGGCATGTCTATTGAAAAAACAGTTGCAGTCACGGCATCCAGCGAGACAAGTTCTGATACAGAGGAATCGAGCACCATAGGCGAATCTATGAGCGGCAAGGAAGTGTTGTCCTGTATTTGTGAGATCAATGGCTGTATGGGGCACATGGGGCGCGACGGGAAGTTTCATTATATATATCTGGAGCAGAATATACAGGGACTTTATCCGAGAAACGATCTTTATCCGGCAGATGATTTGTTTCCAAGAGATCCGAAAAGCAACCGTATCGGGAAGGATTTATATATAACGGCTGAGTATGAAGATTTTCTTGTTAAAACGATCAATAAGTTACAGATCCGGGAGCAGAAGAATGATATCGGCGTGATCGTGGGTACTGGAGACAATGCTTATGTGATCGAGGATAATTTTCTTGTATATGGCAAAGGCACAAAAGAACTGAAAGGCATTGCAAAAAATATCCTTTCCAAGATCAGAGGGATTGTTTACCGCCCGTTTACAGCGGACTGCAAAGGAAATCCGTGTCTTGAGGTCGGGGATGCAGTGCGGCTGCCGACCAGATATGAACTGATCGAGTCCTATATTCTGAAAAGAACTCTGAAAGGCATACAGGCTTTGCGTGATGATTTGGAAGCGGATGGGGAAGAGTACCGGACAAACGGGGCGAACGGAATACAGAAAAGTATTTTAAAGCTCAAAGGCAAGAGCAATGTGTTGGAGCGAACCATTGAAAAGACACAGAGCACGATAACTGATGTTGAGAAGGGATTGCAGTCACAGATCACGCAGACCGCAACCGAAATTCGCACAGAAGTTAAAAATACAACGGATGGTTTATCATCGAGAATCACGCAAAATGCGAGCAGTATTACAGCAGAAGTTAAAAGGGCACAGGGACAGGAAATTGAACTTGCAGCAGCTATTAAAATTAATGAGGACAAGATTACAGCGGAAGTTACGAGAGCAAGCGAAGCAGAGGGCGATTTGTCCGGAAATATAGAGGTGACCGCAACTAAGATACGGTCAGAAGTCAGTGCTTCTTTAACAGTATGGGATACCGAAGATTATGACGTTACACATTGTGGTTTCGGGAATCCACAAAATACATACCCTGCATCTTCGTATTATTCTGGACACAGTTTTTTGGATCAGAAGACTGGAAAGTTTTATGGTTGCGAACCAGATGGTGGAATAAGCAGTGGAAAATACAAATGGACTCTGATAAAGAAATTTAAGCAGCTTTCATCGAGTGCGTCCAGTACGATTACGCAGTCATCAAAGCAGATCAGCTTGAAAGTATCAAAAGACAGCGTCATTTCAGAAATCAACCAGTCAGCCGAGGGCATCAAAATTAAAGCAAAACTGCTTGAATTAAAAGGTTCTATGGAAATGACCGGGGGATATATGCATATTCAAGCGGAAGAGTCTGTAGAAAACCTTATTGAATTTAAACGCAGTGGAACACTTGTACAGATGGGAACGGATGGATTTCGAACAGTGGAAGGGACGCTTGAAAGTCCTGTTCATGAATGTACGGTTCAATATAATCATGTTTCATTGCATAAAGGCGCAAACGATAATGACCACATGATGATCCATTTAGACGGAGATACCGGAGTAGGCGGATTCAGAGGTGGAGTAATTAATGGATCTGACAAAAGAATAAAAAACACAATTTTAGATTTAAGCAAAAAGCAATCATCTGAGTTTATTTATTCTTTAAGAGCAAAATCGTATCGTTATAATTTCGAAAAGGATGGATTTCATCATGGCTTTATAGCACAGGATGTTTTGGAAAGTGTGGAAAAAGGATGGAATATTTGCCCTCAAATTTTCTCAAACGGTAACGGAGAAAAGTATTACGGACTGAATTATACAGAGCTGATCGCTGATCTGGTTGCAACAGTGCAATTACAGCATGAAGAGATAGAAAATCTGAAAGAAAAGGTGGAAAGTTTATGATTAACGCAGAAATCCGAGAGTTTGAGAATGACATTATTAATTATGTAAATGCCTGTGAAAGTATTCCGGTTGAGGTTAAATATCTGGTGTTTAAAGATATTTTGCATCAGATCGAATCAGAAGCAAATAGAAATGTGATTGCCGAACGGGAACAGATGGAGAAAGACATGGAAAAGGAGGGCAAGGAACATGAATAAAGCACACGTACCTATCAACTGGGAGAATTACCCAAGCGATGAGACTCCGTTGAACGAACGAAACCTCAACAAAATGGATAGTGCTATCGGCATTATTGACGACAATGTAGTTACCCTGGATGCGACAAAAGCAACCAAGACAGAGGTAGCAACTCTTGTTGCAGACGTGACCTTTGAGGAATCGACCGGAATCATTACGATCACAAAAAAGAACGGTTCTAAGATTACGATTGATACACAGATGGAGAAAATCGCAATCAACTTCGATTATAACCCGACTACACAGCAGATTATCCTGACTCTGATTGATGGCACGAAACAGTACATAGACCTGTCGGCACTGATTACACAGTATGAGTTCCTTGATTCTGATACGGTAGCTTTTTATATTGATAAGGATGGAAAAGTGTCTGCCATCGTCAAAGAGGGTAGCATCGAGGAAAAACACTTGGAGCCAAACTATCTTGCGAAAATCAAAGTGGAAGTGGCAAAGGCAGAGTCAAGCCAGCAGGCAGCGGCAAAGTCCGAAGCCAACGCCAAAGCAAGTGAGAATGCTGCAAAAGCCAGTGAAACAGCGGCAAAAACATCCGAAACCAATGCCAAAGCGTCAGAGACAGCGGCAGCGAAGTCAGCTACGGCGGCAGAGGCATCCGAAAGCAACGCAAAAGTCAGTGAGACATCCGCCAGTGAATCATCCGCCACAGCCACGGAGAAAGCATCATCCGCCAGTCAGTCAGCTGATACAGCAGCCGAAAAAGCAGATATTGCAACTCAAAAGGCTGCGGAGATCATCGGTAAGGCGGAATCTGCAGAAGAAAGTGCAACCAAGGCACAGAGTTATGCTGTTGGTGGTACAGGAAGCAGAGAGGGCGAGGATTCTGACAATGCCAAGTATTACTATCAGCAGGCAAAAGATGTATCAGAAGGACTTAAAGGTGGATTGCAGCCACACGGAACAGTTGCATTTGCAGATCTTCCGGCACTTGCGGATGTTAGCACAGGGTGGATGTTCAATATTTCAGACGAATTTACAACCACGGATGATTTTAAAGAGGGAGCCGGGAATGTAATTCCGGCAGGTGCCAATATTTATAAAACATCAGATGAAAAGTGGGACGTGCTGGCCGGAACTCCAGTT